TTTGATGTTTTCGGAGCAGACCGTCTGGCTCAGTTCAACATTCAGAGTGGTGAGGTTATTAACGTTAGCTTTGATATTGATGCACATGAATATCAGGGCAGATATTTTAATCAGATTCGTGCCTGGAATGTTACTAAGGTGTCACAACAAGCAGCACAACAAGCTATGGCAAGTCCTGCTAATGCTGCTGGCGTGGCGAACCCGACGAATCAGCAAAATCTGTTTCCACCTGAACAGCAGTCTGCACAGCAGCAAACACAGCAACGAGGGAACTCTGATGACCTTCCCTTCTAGTGTAGAATTAATCAAACGAGCATTCAACGCTTATGTGGTTCAACCTGAAAAATGTGTTTGAACTTGAAACGTTTAGGAAAAAAGTAGCCGAGTTGGAGAACAAAGGCGCGATGGTAGAGCTGAAAGAAAAACGTGGACGTTCTTTGAAGCAGAATGCCTATCTTCATTTGCTCCTATCTGCATTCGGTCTCCAATACGGCTACACTCTAGACGAAGTTAAGACGCATTTCTATAAGCTGGTAGTGAACAAAGATATATTCCTCAGAGAAGGAATTGATAAATTCACAGGAGAATGCTATAAGTATCTCCGTTCTTCTGCTGACCTTACGAAAGACGAAATGAGCAAATCAATTTCTGATTTCAAATCGTGGGCAAAAGAGGAAGCTGGATTTGATTTTCCTGATTCTGATGAATATATCGCACTACTTCATATTCAACATGATATAGAAAGACAACAAAATTACATACAATAGCTTATGATGTTACCAATTAATATACGTCAGAAGTCAGGCGAGCTATTCCCGAATGACTTGGAAAAGCAGAAAATCTTTTGCATGGGTGCAGCGTTCTCGTTAGGCAAAGATTTATCAGACTTTGAGGAAGAAGGGCAGCAGGATGAGATTTACCCTTGCCAGGAAGCTCTCGATATGTGGCTTGCATACAAGAAAGAGAAACGTCAGAAGTATCAACCTCGTGGTCTTGCGGCTCTTAAAAAGAAGCTTTTAAAGATGTCGAGCGGAAACCCCGAATACGCAAAGGTTATCGTTGAGCATTCTATGGGAAACAACTATTCCGGGTTGTACGCTCCTAAAAACAATGGTGTAAATAGTTATGAACAACAGCAACGAACTTTCAATAAAATTAGTTCAATCCTTGCCGACTGAATGTAAACAAGCGGTGGAAAAATACGGCGGACAATATGCGCTATTCCTGGACAAATATCCTACCCTGCAAAATCGAACAGATACAATTACATCTGTATATGATTCTGTAGCTAGAGGTGGTATGTCGTTTGTTAGTATTGATAAGTACTTCAAAGATGGTGCAAGCGAGTTTTGGATTAAAATAATGCTCATTGACTTGTTTATGGTTATTGGTGCTATTGATTCGACTACTCCTTACCAGTTCAAGGCGATCGCTCAACGTATCAGACAAGAATACTGCCATGTCACACCTAGCGAGCTCACAAGGTTCTTCTACGAGTTCTCGATGGGCGAGTATGGAGAAATCTATGTCGGTAAGACAGTAAATCCTCAGCGACTATTTATAGCTCTCGACAAGTATATGTGCAAGGTATACGAAAAGAGAGCAGAAATTGACAGCCAGAGAAACCTCGATAAGCAGAAGATAGAGGATGAGAAGGCTAGGATGAACGCTATATCATACGAAGAGTATTGCTTAAGGAAAGGTGTGGATCCGAAAGAATCCCCTCTTGAAAAGCTAAAACAAAAACTTGAAAAAGAATCAAAACGAGACCAAAATGGCAGACGTAAGTAAAATGGCAGAGGAATGGCTCAGTGAGCACCCTGATGCGACAAAGAAAGAAATATGGATGGCCGGTTATTGGCAATCTACCGATAACTGGTGCAACCGAACCAAGTAAATTTTAGAATTATGACACAGAAAGAACGTATTGATAACGCTACCACAAAGCAAGCGGTAGTGTTCATTTGTATCTACTCCTGGGTTATTGTGAGAAACCTAGGAAGAGCAATAAACAAGGCAGTTCACAAGCTGCCCTGGTTGTTCATCGTGATAACGGTAGTAATATCATTCATTGTTAGCTTCGTTCTTATCTCTAAGGCAAGGGCAGAGCGAGATAACTACAATCAAAAACTAGTTCACGCAACGCAGCAGCTTGATAGCTATATGGCTGCATACGGAAACATTAAATCAAAGTAAATATGAAGAGATACAAACATACAATAGTGATGATCCTGCTTATCATCGCAGCAATTATCGCAGGTTACGGGTTCATCTGCTTCATGGTTGAACATATTTTCCTTTCGCTCCTGATGCTATTCTGTATCAGCTGCGCATTGGCAGTAAAGAAGGAGGTGTAGGAATGTCGGCATATAATTTCACACCAAAAGGAGCATTCTTCATCAACTACAAGGAGCCTGACAGGGAAACAGTAGACCATATCACTTCGCTCTATTACCTCATTATCGGTTCTCTCGCTACAATCACACAGACGGCAATCAAAGACTTACACGACAATCTCAGTGAGAGGAAAGACCTGTTTAAGCATGAGCTTAAGTATCGCATAAAGGAGGCATTCTCCCGTTCTGAGGCTCTTATCGGTATATTCAAGAAGTATACTGCCGAGATTTCGCAGTATGAACTCTGGCTTGATATTACGGACAGCATGGAGGAAGACCTGAAGATTGACATACAGAGACTCTTCTACACGACCGACAACATACTCCTGAAGAACAATATCAAGGAACACAAGCTTCAGGCGTATGCATGCGTAGCCTATAACCTGTCAATCATGCTGCACGATATGTGTACGAAGTTTGATGACGTTATGAGTGAACGTGGCATCAGTTCAGGCAGCATAAGACCTTGCGGAGAATTCATACAGTCTATGTATGGTATGTATGCATCGATGAGAGAGGTTGCCAGGATCCTCATACCGGACAAGGATGCTGAATACTTCAAGGAAGGCGGTCAGATTTACAGGGCTTTGCAGGTGGTTGCAATGAAGGTATGCAACCCGGAAAGGATTGACAACGCCGCCGACGAAGGACTGAAGCTTAATGGCGTTGACTACCATGGTGAAGAACACCAGAATAACGCATTCCTCCCTTGGAACGGCATCCAGGTTAACTTCCTGTCACGCAACTTCGATAAAATGTCTGATGAAGAACTTGCAAAGACTCTAGGACGATCTGTTGGTGCAGTAAAGGCAAAAATGAGACAACTTAAACTAAAACGCAATAACGATTAGAAGGTGTAATTATGGAAGATTTACCTATAGGGGCAGAAATCGTCTTGAAGGTGGTTAAGACAGAGAAAGAACAATGTAATGGCTGTTTTTTCGATGAGATATGTAACAATATCTATGAGAATGTTTGCGGAGATTTTGACTGTAGCGCAAGCACTAGAAAAGACGGAAAGGCTGTTCAATTTAAAAGAGTGAAGTAGTGTTTACTTGATTCTATTAACTTTGTTTTATTATGGAGAAAATAGTTTTGAAAGCAGGAGACCAATTCTATCAAAAATGGAGTGGACTTCAAAAACCAATGAAGTTTGATGTACTGTCTATACATGGTAACCTGATAGATATAGAATGCCACGCTTACAATGGTAAGCATTTTACGGAAACATGGACTTTAGAGAGTACCATAAAAGGAATTGAATTAGGTGTTTATATTTTAATTAAGTAATATGAAAGAGTTTAAAGTTGGAGAAAAAGTAACTCTTGAAGTTACCGAGACTGATAAAGAATCTTGCAAAGGGTGCTTCTTTGATAGTAAGATGTTTTATTGCGAAGCATGGCGCAAATACCCTTGTAGCATCAAAATACGTTCAGACCATAAAAGTGTAATCTTTAAAGAAGTTGAGGAGTAAAGCTATGAATGGATTATTATCAATGATTGGTATGCAAACTGAATTGGAATATCAAATGAGTGATTTTCCTTTTGGTTCTCCACGTATTAGATTTAATGTACCGAAAGGTAAAATTCCATCCGACAAACAGAAGTGTCAGCCAAAGGCGCAGCATGAGTTCACCATCAAAGGTGTTAAGATCATGGCAGCTTCTAAGAAGGATGCTATCAAAAAGTATAATCATCGTAAAAAGTAAAGCGTATGGAATTAATTATCAAACCTTTTCATTCATTACCTTGTCGTTTGGAGGTGTTTACAATTAATGGAAAGGGTGCAGACCAAGACGACTTTGGAGACATGCATGACCATGATGCTGAAAGCGCAGAGCCTTATGCGTGCGCAGATATGCACTTTGACCCAAAGCCTCCAACAAAGGAAGTGTTAGATGAATACAATTTAACAGAAGGAGAATATTATAACATCTGCAACGAATTGGAATGCAAACTATGCGTAGGTAGTTGCGGATGGTGTGTTTAACTATTTATCCAAAAAGTAAAGCGTATGTATTTTGAATATAGAATCGTAAAGATTGAGAAGGGTCTTTTTCTCATCGAGTATAAGACCGCTCCTTATGGAGTTTGGCATGAAGTAAAAAACAAACAGTTCAAGACTAAGCCAAAGGCAGAAGCTTGGGCTAGAAAGAACTTAGTTTAATGAAGTAAAGCGTATGGAATATGAAGATTATAAAAGAGCAAAACAGTTGCAAGAAGAAACACTCCCAGCTTTTGAAAGATTAAAAGAAGCTGTTTCTGTTGGCACGCTTGACAAGAAAGCAATAAAAGAAATTGGAGATTCTTTTGCAAACGCTATGTTTTATGAAAATGATTTTGCAGATTCTCTTGAAGAATTTATTGATGGGTGGGCTGTAAAATTTAAAGAGGAATTTAATAAATTGTAGGTTAACAGCCTTCGGACATAAATTTAAAAATATGACAAAAGAAGAATTAAAAGCAAAGGTTGCCAAGCAACAAAGTATTATCAATGATGCTAACAATCAGATTTGTTCTGATGTGAAGGAGTACATCGAAAGTCTACCATACAAGGTCGGTGACAAAGTGAGCTGTTCAAGATGTAATGTATGTTGGATTGCAAGCATTATTCCAGAACGAAATTGCGCAAGATATTCTGGCATGATTGAGGTAAGAATCAACCCTGCTAAGAAAGATGGTACTCGCTCCAATAGAGAGTTTGTACTATTGAGTATGGAAATTGATAGTATCAAAAAGATTAGTTAATCATCCTGCAAAGGATATAAATAGATAGTAATATGAAAAAGATTATTTTTGCAGCCTTAGTCGTTGCAAGTTTGTTCGCTTCTTGCTCTAGCGAGAAGACTTTTAAAAAGAAAGATGGCTCTACGATTACAGCAAAGCCTTATGGCTGGGCTAGTAAGGAAAACAAAGTAGAAGGTGTTAACTACGAGTTGAATGCTCCAGATGTTGTAGCATCTATCATCTTCGCACCTTCTGTTATCGCTCCTGCTTTACTGACGGCTTACGATGTATGGGAACCAGTATCATATACTGAGCCATCTAAGTTAACTAACCACCCTCTCCTGTAAAAGGGAGAGGGTAAAAAGAAGAGAATATGGCCGAGATTATTTACTTTGGAACAAATGGGTGTTCCGGTCATTATCCTATTGGCATTGATAAAACGCTAAATGGGGACGAATATGGGATATGGTGCGAGTGTGATAATGAAGTCTGGATAGAAAACATCCGGAAAAACCCAGGTCGCCACGTTATCAAACATCACGGAGAGGTTTATACAAATTATGGTGTTCCGTTCTCTGTAGATGAAGACAGAGTTGGTGATCATACCGAACTGTTTTGGAAAGGCATTCATACAGAAGAAGAAATCATCAGCTTGATAAAGAATGATTCATTCTTATCAAAGCAGTTTAAATTAAACAAGGATAAGCAATGAGTAAAGTAGAAATGAAAAGAACACAACTATCAGGAAAGTTTGGTCTATATACAACTTGTGATTTTTTCTGTATGTTTGCACGTGGAAGAAGAAAAATTCCACCAGAAGCTTGCTATGACCCAAGAAGAGACATAGAAATAAGAGCGCATTGCAGAGAAGCGGAAAACGCACTCGCTGCTTATTACAATATAAAATTGATAGATTAATAGTTATGGTTGGATTTTATGTTATACTTACCATAGTTGTTCTATATATAGCTTTTATGGGTGGAGTTATCGGTTATTCTAGGGTTTATGACACAAACAGATGCTCATTATCTCTTCGATAAGGTCTTCACCAAAGAGTTTGTCAAAGAAATGACTGATAGAGGATATGATGTGAGAACGATGAAGTTTGAAATCTCTCCCAAGCTGCCGAATTATGAACGATTCAATGGCTTATCAGAGAAGTATTACGGAAAGGAGAAATAGTGTATGGAGAAACGAATAATTTTAGACGAACAAGATATGAATGAGTTTACAAAGATTTTCGCAAAGACAATAGAAGATGAAGCTATCAAACAGATAGAAACCCTATCTAATAGCGAGGCTTACAATAGTTGTAAAATAAGAATAATGCCAGATTGCCATGCAGGTAAAGGATGCACTATTGGCACGGTAATAGAGCTTGATAACAGAGTAGTTCCTAACACTGTTGGAGTAGATATAGGCTGCGGCATGAAAGTCGTAAGACTTGGTAAAGTTGATATTGACTTGCAGAAATTTGATGAAGCAGTCAATAAGTTGATTCCGTCTGGTTTTAATGTCAACGAGGGAGAAGTATCAGCCTACATAAACGGATTGGTTGATGGTTGTATGTTTGGCAAATTCCGTGCTTGGGATTGTCTTGACAGCATGGAAATAGTATATCGTTCTGTTGGAAGTCTTGGCGGTGGCAATCACTTTATTGAGTTAGATGCAAATGAAGAAGGAGAGAAGTTTCTTGTGATACATACAGGAAGTAGAAACCTTGGTGTTAGGGTATGCAACTATTACCAAAAACTTGCCTACGAGTATTGTCGTAAGAAAATAGCTGATAAGTCTGAGGTTATTGCCAAGTTGAAAAGCGAAGGAAGAGAAAAGGAAATACAGAGTGTTATCAAGTTGTTAGGTACTAGAACCATTAGCAAGGAACTTTCTTACTTGGAAGGTGATTTGCTCAATGACTACCTCAATGATATGCGCATAGTTCAAAAATATGCTGAACAAAACAGAATGATTATCGCCAACAGACTTGTAAATGCTTTAGGTGTAGATATTGATGCTAATTCAGATAAGTATTCTTTTACAACCATTCACAACTATATAGATACAGACAAGGGTATATTGCGAAAGGGAGCTATCAGTGCAAAAAAGGATGAGGTAGTCATTATCCCAATGAATATGCGTGATGGTTCTCTTATCTGCAAGGGAAAAGGTAACAAAGATTGGCTATGCTCTGCCCCTCATGGCGCGGGTAGATTAATGTCTCGTACACAGGCAAAGAAAGAGTTATCTATGGATTTTTACAAGAATGAAATGAATGGTATTTATTCCACATCAGTTTGTGAAGAAACCATTGATGAAGCACCTATGGCATACAAGCCAACCGAAGAGATTGTTGAGTTAATCAAACCTACGGTTGATGTCATTGATGTCATTAAGCCAATTTACAACTTTAAAGCAAAATCATTATGAGCAAGGAAACATTTGACTTCTCGGAGGCTCTGAGAAGAATGAAGGAAGGGAAGAAAGTGAGAAGAATCGGCTGTGGTATAGTTGACAAACTATGGATAGATAAAGATAAAAATATCAACATTTTCTATAAAGCAACAACACATTCTTCGGAAGGTTTCATTCATATTTTTCCAAGTTGTTGGAGTTATTTCACTTGCGAAGATATTCTCGCAACAGACTGGGAGGAGGTGGAAGGATGATGAAGAATGATGAAGAAAGATGTTGTGGTAACTGTCTTTGGATGGGATGCGAAGACATCTTAGGCAATGGATGGTGCTACAAAAAAGATTGCGAAACATCTTGTGATAAGGTTTGCAAGAAACATGAATTTTAAACTTTAAATATAAAATGGAAAAGATTTTTAGACATTTCAAAGGAGGTTATTACAGATTTATTACTGAGGTAACTAATAGTGAAACTCAGGAGAAAGAAGTTGTTTATCAGGCTCTCTATGGGGAGCACAAGGTTTGGACTCGCCCTGCTGATATGTTCTACGGAAAGGTGAACGTTGATGGCGTAGAGATTGATAGATTCACCGAGGTTATTGGCGTACCTGTCTTATTCAAAAAGACCAACGAGAACGCTATTATGCCAACTAAGGCGCACGATGATGATTTCTGCTATGACTGCTATGCCGTATCAGAAGAAGAGGTTGCGCCTAACGTATGGAAATACGGTCTCGGATTTGCGCTACAGATTGAAAACCGCAACAAACCTGCCGACATTTCTAGGTGCTTCACGCTCCGCCCTCGCTCTTCTGTATGGAAGACTGGCATGGTTCTCAGTAACTCAGAAGCAACCATTGATGATGGTTTTGTTGGCGAGATTTCTGCTGTCTTCTATCACGTATTTCCAAAAATGCCGCGATATAAGGTTGGCGACAAAGTGGTTCAATTTCATCTTGAAACAAGTGACAACATCATGCTTATCGAGACGGACAAATTAAACAAAACAGAACGTGGCGATAACGGCTACGGCTCTTCTGATAAAAAGTAATACATGAACATCACAGATGAACAGAAAACATATATAAAGGAACACCCTTACGAATCTCCTTACGCAATGGCCAAGAGCTTTGGTTGCGCAGTACAGACTGTTTACTGGTGGCTACATAGGCTGCATGGGGATTCGTTCAAGGACGCAAGAAAAGAGCAAAGAGAGAAGATCAGGGAATCTGTCCGTAAGCTATATCCGGATTACTCTTCTTCCGAAATTTCCAAAGAGCTTGGGATAACAAAGTCATGTGTAACAAACATAGCAAAGTCACTTGGCGTTACTCATACCCAGGAAACGGAAGAAAGACTTCGGTTGAAATGTGCTCAGGCAATAGTAAGACCGGAGATAATAGCTAAACGTTCTGAATCTCTAAAAAAGACGCTGAGGCTTGACAGGTACAGAGCAACGAATGGTATAAAACAGAAGACACGACGCAAGTTCAAGACCATTCCGAGCAGATGTCTCTCTGCAAGGAACTATCTCTGCAATAAATACAACTACTTCTACGACAAAGATTACGGAGAGCTGCTTACCGTGTTCTACGACAGCGAAACCAAAATGTTGAGTGAAGATCAGCAGAAACACTACGAGACGAAGTATGGTATCAAGTTCCTCCAGGGAGCTGAATAATTAATAATTTCTGTGCATTATCTATATGTTTAGGGGTGGCTACACATCGCGTGCGGTCACCCCTTTTTGTTTATAAATCAATAACCAAATAAAAACATTAGAAAAAACTAAGAACGTTTGTGTAGCTTTAATTTCCAGTATATCCAACCTAAAAATGCGAGAATGCCTATAAAAAGGCAAACTGAAGCTATCTTACCTATATTCAATAAAGCTTTATCGGTCTTTGATAGTTGTTTCTCGACATATACTTTATCTTTCGATATTTTATTTATCACTGAGATTAAGGAGTCACACTTGCTATGATATATCGCAGCACTATCCTTGTATTCCTTGAGGCACGAAATGCTGTCCCTGAGTATCTGTACGTCCTCCTGCGATATTTCGTGATATTCGTAGTGGAATCTGTCTTCTCCAACTTTGTTACCATTGGCATCGTATTTGGAAGCCGTGCTGTCCTTTATATGAGTCTTCTCTTTGGTGGTAGACTTTACAGACTCTTTATGCGATGCTCTGTATGATTCCAGTTCCTTAATAAGCCTTGCGTTAAAGAGTGAATCCCACTTAGCCTCGTTACGCTTATCGGTGATGTATGTCTGTTTCTCTATCACACGTTCTTTCGCCTTACATCTACAGAACATTGATAGAATTAGCATTGCTACTGCAATGGCAATTACAACCTTTGTTATTTTATCTATCAGTTTCATAAGCTACTGAATTACAATCGTTACTTTTTCCTTTTTATCCCAAGCTGTCTTCATAGTCTGAATGAGCTTGTTTGTCCAGAATCGGGAATCACTAACCCAACCTTTCTTATCATTCTTACCACAAAGAATGCACCCCTCTGTATCTTTTGCAGAGTTACCGGAATGAATACGGATACCATCGAACCCTGGCACATCCTTTAATAATGGAAGCATCTTCTTGAATCTGTTAGAGTAGGTATATACGCATTCATAACTGCCGCGTGGTATTGCAGTCTGCCCATACACCTTTTTCTTCTTGATTTCTTCAAGCTGCATATCTTGGCGCAATCCTCTATCAGCATCTTCAAGGGTATTGCAGCCGAATAATTCACCGTTGACGTAAAGACGGCTGATAGTATAGCCATCCTTTTTCCAAGCTCTGTCTATTGTAATTAACATGATTGATTTCCTTTCTGTTGTTTGTATGAGTTAAAAAATGATGATAGGAAAGGTATCCTCTCCAAAAAGTACAGTCCAAGGCAATAATGTAGAAAGTTCGCTACCATCCATGGTGGCGTACCTTTCTTGAATATCTCCATCATCTTTTGGGTGATATTCATGCCATAGAAGTAAATCACAACGTAGGTAATCATTGACACACACTGAATAGCTCCATCCATTTGCCCCTTCCACCTACCAATGGTATATACGGCTGCACATAGAACGAAGTATATCGTTGCGTGACCTACGCAAATAAGTGCCTTCTTGAGTTCGAATTTCTCACCTTTAGCTATCATACCACTAAGGTATCCAAACGCAAAGTTGAGAAAGAAAACCAAAGCCAATGTCTTCAATTCTCCATCAATAGGCTTTAAGTAGGCTACGACCGCTATCACGACCCCTACTAATAATTCTCTTAATCTTTCTGCCATTTTCGTTATCCTGAATAATTAATAAAAATAAAGTTTCGGTCTCTTTCTGCAAAGATAGCAAAAAAAACCGAAACTTCATTCAGAATAACGAAAAACTTTAGATATTCAAGTCGTAATATGGAAGTCTGCCACTTTCCAGGAAGGAAATACATTCATCGAAAATCTTTTGCTCGTAGTTGTACGTGTTGATCTTCGGGAACCATTTCTTTATCTTTGCGTCGTTACGCTTTACCATTTCTCCCCAGAGAACGCACCAGTCTTCGAGATTGATGTTGTCATTCTTGACCTCATGCCAATAATCTTTGGCAACGTCTTTGGTGTGAAGCTGACCAATGAGACAAAGATGCATATCTGCCATATCTTCGTTATAATGACACGCGCCAATCTCTCCCTTGACCTGCTTCATCATTTCAAGCATTACGCTGTCGTTCATTCCGACTTCGCAACAATCAGCCATGATCGTAACACAGTTCTTTATAGCCTGCATGTCATTGCTAGCTATAATGTCTTCGAATACCTTTTTCATAACCGTATATTTTTGATGTTACTTCAGAAAATACTCTCTGATGTTGTATACACCGTCCTTGTCTTTCAACAAATCGAGTGCAAGGCTGTGGGCATACTTAACCAGATGTTCTGTATCAATGTCCTTAACATCTTCCTTGCCGAGTATCTTAGCGATGGTGCATCCATGGTCGCTTACAACCTGATTCATGGCAACGTACAAAGCGTAGTCATTGTAGTAAGGTTTCTCATCTGTTGCAAGTCCGAGACTGGTCATTGCATTGAGCCATGTCTGCATATCCCAAGTTGCAGCTGGATTCATTCCGTTCACAATCTCTGAAGCCTCCTTCTTTGTGAGATAGTTCTTCCACTTAATTGCACAAAGTTTCTCAACGTACTCTTGCGCCAACTCTGGGTGCTTCGACGCCATATCCTTCATCATGCAGCGCATCGTATCTCCGAATGTGCGCATATACTTTACATTAGTTGATGATGCCATCATTCCGTAAAGCTCATCAAACTTACTCATAATGTCTTTTGTTTCCATATCTTGTATATTTTAACCTATTATCAAATCTTTCAACTCGGCAAAGTCCTCCTCTGTGAAGTTGATGCTTCTCTTGCTTCCAAAGAGGATAGCGGTGGCAATTCCATCCGGCAGGTCAATAGACACAACGCCTTTATCGATATGTCCGTGAATAAAACCTACATCGAATTTGTAATCTTCCACGGATTTTAGCATCTGCATCATATCTGCGAAGATGGTATCTGCATCAATATTTCCATTCTCATCAGCAAGAAATAGGGTAGCATTGTCTATCGATTTATCCCACTTATCCTTATTCTTGGATATGATATTATGCGCCGCACGTTTCATATACACTGATGGTATGGCTAGCATCGGGTTAGCCTTAACCATATCGTCTATTCTTGCGTCTGCCCAAACGTCAACCGATTCAAGCAGTTTCTCTTTAAGCTCTGTTATATTCATTTCTTAGACCCTCCTTTCTTAGCTTGATTCTGACCATTAATCATTGCGAGATAATCCTTGTATGCCATATCTGGATAATTGGTGAGGTAGTCATCAAGCAAGGCTCGCTTCTGTTCCTCCTCCTTAGCCATCTCCTTCTTTAGCTTTGTTACGATGGATAGGTGATGCTTCAAAGCCTCCTTGCCTTGCTCTGTCTGCTCTATACGAGGTCGGATAATGCGTAGTTCCTCATCTTGCACAAGCTTAGATACGTACTGCAAACTCTCCACGTATTCTTGGTTTTGTATCAAGAACTGCTTCTGAGTATCTGTAAAACTATCCTCTATCTTATCTATCTCATCGAAGAGTGGAGTAGAAGATACCTGCGTCTGCATATTGATAGATGCTCGCTTCTGTTGTATTGCTTCGTACATCTTCTGTAGCTCGGCATCCATCATCTGCGGCTGCTGCTGACTTGTACCCATATCCAATAATGGGCTGTTTCCAAAATTCATCATAATCAATATCTTTAAGTTGGTGATATATTATAGAGAGGTGAGAGGGCATCCACCAACGAGGGCAAACACCCCTCACCAACTCATTTTTTCTTAGTCTTTTTTACGGACTTTCTTACTGCTCTGTTACGCTCCTGTAGTGGGAGTAGAAGCTGCCTTGCAGCAACAGTAGCTACCATAACCTGTAACTGTAGGTGTACTTGGAAGTACCAACTGCCCCTTAATATCATAAGCAGTCTTCAACTCCATAGCCTGGAGCAAAATCTTCTCCTTGTAAGGAGCAAGTGCTTCCATAACGGCAATCTTAGTCTCCAATGCAGCCATCTTAGCGTTGGTTGCATCATACTGGTCTCTGCCAGCCTTATAAAGACCAAACTCTGCGTCAATCGCTCTGCGGTTCTCAGCGTTGATAGCATCTACCTGCGACTTGTAAAGACCGAATTTCTCGGCAACATCTGTCTCACGCATAGCATAGAACTTGTTAGCGGTGTCGAGCTTCAAACCGAACATGTCGGTAAGCAACTTCACCTCATCAGCGCATTCCTTCTCCATTACCTGTAAGGCAGTTGGCTGATTGGAACTTGAATTAGCTCCGTAGGTGTTGATGTTTACGTTCTCAGGCATATTGCTGCCGCCGAGAGAGCCGAATACACCACGACCATTGCCGTTGAGCAAAGCTAAAGCCAAGCCACCGATGCCAATTCCGAGGGCTGTTCCTGCCAAACCCTTGCTGGCATACTCCTTCTTACCATCTTCGTAGATTTTCTTCTCTACGACCTTTGCATCTGTCATTTCCATAATACAATCTTTTGAAATCCTTAATATTAACTAACACTATTGTAACGTTACGGATGCAAAGGTACAAAGAATAGGGGAGAGCAAATATAACTCTATCACACTTTCTTTTAGTGGTTGATTATCAGTGATTTAAGGTGATAGAAGGTAATATCATAAATAACAAAAAAAGAGAGGCAGTCACTTACCTCTCTTACTCTTAATGAAGTGCAGAATATCCCACTTCTTCCAATATCGGGTGTGCCCACGTTTCTTGCATTCGCCATGGGGCAAATCGCCCCTAGCCACCATTCTGTTAAGGGTAGCATCAGAAACTCGCAATTTTTCCTTGACCTCCTCGGTGCTCATCATAGGGTTGAGAGCATACGGCAGATAGTTCTCACAAAGGTCTTCTATCTCATCGCTACTCATTCCGCAAGCAGTTACCTTCTCCCCTCTCTTCTCTTGCTCGTCTGCTCGAAAGCAAGAGTCAGACAACGATTTTAATAACACTCCCAAGGTGTGATAACCAAATAACTTTCCCATATCATTATAATCTAGAGATTAAACTTTGACAGCCCTTGCCTGAGAAATACTTGTCGGCAAAACCATATACATAAAATATAATGGTCATTACAAGTATTACAACATTAGCTTCCACCATTTCGTTGGTGGTAAAAACATTCCAGTATACGATATGAATAGCATTTATCCCAAATAGGTAGATTATCATCGGAATACGCCATCTGTAGCAGAGCCAAAAGAATCTGCTCGCAAGTATAAGCACAAGCGGATGGATGTAAACGGAAAAATAGATAAATGCTGCCGATACCCAATTCTCCTTAAACCATACGCACATTTCTTTTTCATGAGACGCAAATGTTACCATGCATGCAATATGAAAAAGCATGATAAACAGAGGCATCACTTCACAATAATACTTAAACCAAGTGAGTAGCTTTATGCTGTAGCCTCTACCTGCAAGGATAATGACGTTTATAATTTCGCTAACGTCCATGTCCTTAAACATTACTCTTGACAACTGTACAACACCGACTGATTGAACTAACCGATGGACTTCGTCTTTTTGTTCTTCTGTCATTGAAATACCTCCTTTTGTCTATAGTTAATTGTTCATAATTCGTTGATTTAAATTAAATGATGGTGCAAAGATACAGTTTTTTGCACAAAATTAATGGAAATGAGAATGTTTCTGTGTTAAATTTCATAAAAAGTAACAATCTGAAAGTAGACGGCTACAAAAATAGCGTTAGAACGGCTTTCTTGCCTAATTCTAACGCTATTTCTATCTACTTATCAGTGTTTATCCTATCACAACATCAAGGGTCTCCATATCAGCGAACTTCAAGCCGCAATCTTTCGCTGCCTTGAACAACTCCTTCTCGTCAACTGCCTCGATGGCTACCTCTACCTCCTTGTCGGCAAGTTCCTTGAAATACTTCTCGGTCTTCTGCTTCTGATTGAAGAAGTACTCATTGACCTCAGCGAACTTGGCTGAATCGTCCTTGGTGTATTCGTAGCCCTCATTGGCGTGCTTCTTCTCCAACTGCTGGCACTCCTGAAGCTTGCGCTGCATCTCCTCGAACTTATCGTCCTTCAAGCTCTGCTGCGCTTCCTCCACATCCTTGTCGTAGGTATCGGCTACTTGGCGCAGTGCCTTCATATTCTTCCAAACTCGCATAGCGGCATCATCGCTCATTGATGATGTCTTCAATGCCTTCAATGTTCTGTAGGCTGCAACAGCCTCGATTGTCTTAATCTTTTTCATAATTGTTTCTATATTTTTATGTTATACAATATTCTTCGTCAGATTGCCATAGCAGAATACCTTTCCTATTAACAGTACAAAGTTAAGAAAATAATTCCGAATAGCAATGCAGGAGGAGCAAAATTTACGAATTTTAAAAATCAGCTTCCCCTCGTTGGGTAATCACTAGGTCGCAACGTGTCTGCTTTCTCGGTGAGAACGTAAACCACAAATACGTTTCTATCACATTTGTTACATTAATAATATTTACGTTTTAACGCATAATATAACTACCTCCTGGAGGAACTTGTTTCCATCCACCATCTATATTAATTTCAAAAGATAATTGACACATTTGTCCATAATATCCTCCTTCATAAATATTATCAAATCTTATATATACTTCAATATAATCTGTTCTATCACCTTCAGGAATAGTTACAGAGCCTGCACCTTGACCAGAGCTATTAGATACATAACCTCTTCCGTATGTTGTCTTTTTACTAGTAGGCATACGAAAAGTCTGATTATTACCATAACTACAAACACTTCTAAACATACCATCAGTAACTGTTAATGCAGCATCAGGAAGTTTATATATTTTAGCTTTACAAATACAACTAGCACCAACTAATTCTCTCAACGATGAGAAATCAACAAAACCACTAGAACCACTTTTAATACTTTCCATATTAATTTGTCTAGGATAATATTTAAAACTAATAGCACCCGGAAGAGATATGAAAATTATTTTTGTATCATCATATAAAGTTGCATTACGAGTGTATGCTAAAAAAGGTACAATAGTAATAACCTTATCTCCACTACCTATATCAAAAGTTATTTCTCTACCAGCATATATATAATCTGTTGGTTTTTTGCAATTACCAACATAATAATTTTTATAAATCTTATCAGTAGTATTATATGGTGAATCATAACGAATTTGAATCCAAAAAGACCAAGCTAAAGATAAATCAGGTATTATATCATCCATAGTAAGATTTGTGTTATTATCCACATGTGTATTCATATATAATACACAATTAAATTTACGAATTGAAGAATAATAAACTTCAACAGTATTATATTGAGGAAGAGAAGTCAGACATCTATTGTCTATTGCTTTGCTATTGTAGTTTCTAAAATCACTTAATCTATAAGGAGAATTAGCACCACCTTTTGGAAAATGTTTTCCTGATACCATTGTAGTTGTATCAGCACTAATACCACCATTTTTTCCATATATATTATCTACATAAAGGTTGTAACAACCATTAATTGCAAAACCTTCTCCTCCATAATTATTACGTAAGTTTTTATAAGTATCCATAGGTATATTCATACCACAACGAACAACACAAGTAAATTTACTATATGAAGATGTTGCTTTTTCATCAGAATCTTCTCTAATAGGATATTCTTTAAATTCACCTTTACAATTAATAGGTTTATACTTACTCCATATATTTATATTTTCACTCTTACAAAGAGTAGCAAGGTCATTGCTACTCTCTCCAAGAGCTTGTTTAACATCATCAATGCTAACAGGAGCACTAATAATTCCGTTTTCACTATTGTAAGACATAATCTTTATTTTTTAAATATTCAACTTTAGTTACTAATTCTGTTACAACTTCTTTAGTAACAACTTGCTCTACTGTTACATTACTTAGAACACTAGGCAAGGCAGCTCTATAAGAGCCACCCTGCGTTAATGCTTACTCTGCTGCCTCGCTTGCCATATTAGCGGCGATAGCGGAATTGACCTCCTTAATCAATGCTGATACCTCACTGAGCTTGCTCTGCGGAACACCGCTGATGTTGTAGGTCAGCTCGCTGCCGTTGGAGCTTGCGTTGGCATTGCCGAGATAATTACCATTTGGGTCACCATAGATACTCATATTGATGCTCTCAATGTTGCCACCCGTCTTGTCAACATTGTAGGTGATTTCTACTCGATAGCCGCCCTTTGTGTAAGTGGCGGTTGTCTGTTCACTCTTCTTGTTAATCTTTAAATTCTCCATTTTCTTAACTAATTTAATAAATTAATATTCTTGTTATCTAATCTCTTCTTGTTGCAGTCTTCCTTATCTCCACTCAATCGCAGAACCTCTGATTCAAGGAAGACCACCCGAGCCTTCAACCTGCTGACCTCATCGCCCACCTGCTCGATAGCACCGAATGCCGTTGCAATCAGCTTCGGAGACCAGTAGTTAATCTTGTAATAGCCCTTCTCGTCAGTCTCCACGATGTCCTTTAAGTGAGGGTTGCACAAGACGTGTTGGGCAATCCAACCGATAGACCTTGTGTTGTCCTTCTTCCAAGCAAAGCTGAACGTGCCACCCATTGCCTTGATGATACCCAAGTAGTCCAGCTTCCGCAAATCCTGCTTCAAGCGGATGTCAGAAGATTGATAAGCTGTAACTCCACCTTTAGCAAGAATGCTATTAGGGAAGTAAGTATTCATATAAGCGTCATAATCATATATATGACCAGTAGTACTAATTGTATATCTGTCACCATTATAGCTATATTTAGTTAAAGCTAAAGCTCTAATTTTAACAACAATACCATTACGTAAATTAGTATTATTGCTAGGGTGACTAAATACTAATCTTACATAACGATATGTATCATTACCAACATTTACATTTAAAGGACCAACACAAATATCACATTTGTGTGCCCATCCTTTTATTATTTTAGAAACATATTCTTTATAACCACCAGTACTACTTCCAAAGTATACTTGACATTTTATATCAACTCCATTATTTACATCAATACTTATCCAACTAAGTTCTTGATATATTTCATCAGGAATCTTAACAGTAACTCTAAGTTGATTTTTCTTTATTTGAGCAAGTTTATCAGCCTCAGTATTACCAATCATATTATCAGACCCTAAAAAATAATTAAATACCCTAACATTATCATTTACAAGATTAAATCTATTTTCTGGATTACCAGGATATGTATTCCAACTAGCACCGTTATCAGTTGAATATTCTACTTGTATATTATCCTGAGGAATACCATTAAACATATTAGTAACATTAGCTCCAATACTACCATCCCAATTTTGTAATGACGTACCATATACATTTGAATCAGAGGTTGTAAACATTGTACCTCTAGCAGTAAGCATATTGTTAACTTTAACTGGACCATTAAATGTAGCACCGCTGTTAATATCAATACTAGTAAAATGAGCATTACCATTTTGATATATATACCAATAATTAGAACCATTATGACTACATATATCTTGAACTTTCACCCAATTACTATTATTAGCATTACCTAAATATAAATCACCACCACTACCTCCAATTCTAGCTCCAGCATCAGGAGTTATAGTTGTAATACCTGGAAATTTAAGTGTACCATTACTTCTTTTATTAGAATAATAATTAAATACAGTTCCATCGGCTATACCTAAATATATAGCATTAGCAACAGTATCATATTTAAGACCAGCCCAATCACTATACTCCCAGTCGGCTGCTCCAAAACGAATAGCAGCACCAGTATTAAATACTACTTGGTCTTTTATAGCTGATATACGAGCATTAGCATTTACATTATTATTTAATATTATAGCTCCGTTTTCAGAATCACTATTGTTTATATATATAGTTCCGTTAACATTACCAGTTCCATCAAAACTTTGACCCCATATCGTTCTTGCTGCCGCAAGTTTTGTTGCAGAAGCTACATTTATATTATGTATATCAGTACCGTTAAGAAGTAACTTACCATAGTCTAACCTTAATGTGTTAGCTGTTTTAATAGTCATACCAAAGTAATCAGTAATAGTAGTACTATATGCTCCAGTATTTGGATAACGATGGTCAAATCCATACCAAGGATGTTTATTAGTACCATCACTCCAAACATCGTTCCAATTAGGAGACCAATTTATATTACCATTAAAAGTTCTACCATCAGTACCATGAAGTCCATCAACTGTATCTGCGTTACCAGCACTACTAGCATAATTAACACTAATATTACTAATACTTTTTGTAGTTCCACCAACGGTTATACTAATTCCCTTATCAGAATTAGATAGAGCAGTAAGAAGTCCACTTGCATGGTAACCATCTACAGTGTCAGAATTGCCTGCGCTGCTAGCATATCCATTATGCAAAGCATTATATAAACTATTTGCACCTTTTTGACTAAGACTTGTACCAGTAGAAGTTCCACTATAACTATCAGTAATTCCTCTCCAAGTATTTTGCCAAGTAGTAGAAACACCATTGATAGTAATAGTTTGACCACTTACAGAACCAGTAACAAAGTTTTTGTCATTAGTAAGTTGACTAAGTTTAGTAAGATTACCTTTATGATAAACTTCATATTCAGCATCATATTTACTAGTAGTTCTAACTACATTATTGCTAAAATATAATACTCCATTTGCTGCACGAATACCATCATAGTTGCCATTACTTCTACAAAAAAGAATAGCTTCTGTAGGGGAATCAGATAAATCTTGAGTATAAACGCTATTAACTCCAATAATATCAGAATTTCGCATATTTATACCATAAGCATTATTAGAATAATATCTATCATTAGCCATGTTAAGAATACTAACATCTTGATGACTAGTAAGATAACCTTGACTTTTAACCCAAGATTGCGTAGCATACCCATTAAGAGATTGATGACTAGTAAGATAAGTTCCTAAATCTACAGCAGCACCTCCACTAGCTGCAATAGTTTTAGTAACACCGTTAATCTTTACACTATGAGTATGACTAGTTGCCGACTTACCACTAAGAAGTGAATCTACACTACTTTTGGTATAATAGTTAGCAAGACTTTGGTGAGAAGTTAAAAATGTAGCACCTTTAGTAAATGTAATACCCTTTCCGCTTTTAGATACAGACGTGATAGCATTCCCACTTCCACTTACAGATATTGCATTAACGTAACCATCAAGTGACTGATGACTAGTTAAGAACGTACTACCTTTAACTACGCTGATAGTAGTACCATCCTTGGTGACAGACGTAACCGCATTACCGCTACCGCTGACAGAAATAGCAGTAGCACTACCACCTTCCAAGCTGGAGATACGAGAATCAAGAGCCTTAATAGAGTAGGCAGAAGCTATCTCAGACAGCGATTCTGATGTAAGCTTCAAGGCATTTGAATAACTCTTCACACTGCCGTTCAAGCCGCCACCACCGCCCGTGGTAGATGCTCCTGCTCCGTATGCCGTGATACCGCCTGTGGCATAGAGATTACCATCAATTTTGATAGCCTTGTTTGTGGAATCATACGTGAGCTTAATGCCATGGAAGGAGATTGTACCCTCGAATGTAGCATCGCCCGATACGCCAAGTTTAGAGAATGGAGCGTTTGGCTTCAAAGACACAAGGTCGGCAACGCTCGTTCCTGCACTTCCTTCCTTCCAAGTCGGCTCGAAGAAGATGAGGTATGCGCCAAGATTCTTTTCGCTGATGATAAACGATGTCGGGTCTGCGTGAACCTTTCCGCTCACATCCCACCAGATAGCACCATTGGCAAGATAACCAGAGCCATCGAAGCGGATGAGGGAGGTTGCAGGGGTAAGATTTCCGCTATTATAGTCCTTATCCACCATCTGACCGCCCCACCATGTTGCGATACTCTTCTTACCTCTGTTCGGGTCTATTGCTCCGTTGATACCGCTCTGAACGTTTCCGTCTCCGTCTCTCAGCGCAAGGAGCGTTGTCATTACAAGACCACCGTCAATATCTGTAGTCTGACCGAGCGCATCCTTGAGATACTTGTAACCTGCGAGGTCTGTGATATTCTGCTTCAAGTCACCATATATCTTGCTAGTGATATAGGCGTTTGCCAAGCCAAGTTTGTCATAGAATGCGCTGTATGTGGACTGAAAGTTGGTGAACTTCGTTCCCACGGCTGAGACGATAGTAGCCTTGCCGTTTGTATCAGACGCATTGTATCTTGCTGATATATCTGAGAGATACGTAACGAGTTCCGTCTTGGCAGTCGTGAGGGTAGCAAAAGCGGTGTTGAGGTCGGTGAGTTCCTTGGTGTTCGTCAGCACCTCTGCTTCCTTCACCTCATTGTACGACTTCTGTGCTGCCGCAAAATCATCCTCAAGTCGCTTAGAATCCTGCGCCATTGCCGCAATCTCGGAAGGCTCCAGGTAGCCATCGGTAACATAATTATCGAATTCCTTCTTGTTATCAGTGACCGTCTTTCCGAGGTTCGTAATGTCTGTCTGTGCGGTCTGTGCCGCCTTCTGAGCATTTTCTGCCGCCTTTTTGGCTGCGTTGGCAACGGTATCATCGGTGTATTTAGATGCTTTAATCCAATCACCGATGGCGAACTGAGAACCAGCCGCTTTGTTAGTCTGACAGCGCAATACCTCATTCTTGTAGGTACTGCCGTCAGAAGGATAAGTGGCATTAACCCATATATCGCCAACCTGATAAGGTGTCGTAGGCTGAACGCTGAACACCTTCATTTTCCCGTTTGCGGTCTCCTGTGCCATTCTTGCATCGGAAAGGGCTTTGGCGATGTCGGTATCTGTAATTATAGTCCACTTATAGGTGTTGCTATCCTTGGCAAAGCGGTATGCCTTGCCCGTCTTGTTGTCGTAGTAAAGGTCGCCAAGATGGATTTCTTTATCCTTATCGGTCTTCCAACTGATGGCTGGGGCATTCTCCAAGGTAGGAACACCATCATAGAACCACGTTTCGATAGCACCATCCACCTGATTCTGCAAGTCGGCAATCTTCTTGAAATACTGAGACAATTCCTTGCCATCCACAGTGGATTTAGCGGAAATCTTAGCCTTAACAGACATTTGCTTAGTGCTGCTATCATATCTGATATAAGAGCTGCCCTCATAGCCATTCTCCTTTGTAGGTCTATCACCTACATACATATCACCATAGACGTTGAAGAATGCCTTGTTATTCTGCTTATTCACACCATATTCCACGTACTCCCTATTGGCAAAGGAATAGCTGTTGATGCCGTGATAGAGGCTGATGGATGGCGAATAGGTATCTACCGCCGAGAAGATAAGGCAGTTCTGACGTTCTACATCGGTTCTGTTACCGCACTGATTGAGTACATCACCTTTAGCAGGAACATCGCTTGCCGTAGCGCAATCGGTATCAGAGAGGTCGATATAATGATATTTCTTTCCTTCCAACTCTACTGGTTCCTCGTCACGACCGATTACCAATCGCCAATAGAAGTGATTACCAGCCTTGTGATAAGTACCCTTGCGAACGTTGAATGATTCCGAGCGCACTTGGTCGTTAACCGCGAAGTCGTTATCTACCTCATCACCATCCTGCTCTGCTAAGAAATAGCAACGATAAGCCTTCTGTGACACATTATTGTATGTCACAGTAACCTCTTCTACCTTATGAGCCACCACGCCGCCAGCAGGAGAGATTATCTCCTTACCACCGATGGTGGATGTTTTATTGATAACCAGCTCCTCGAAGATAGCCTTCATTCTTACCTCCAAGTAATCTGTGATGAGGTGCGAACGACCTTCTGCATCGGGAGTCCACGACCCTCCACCGACAAGCAATCCCTGCAAGAACTTCTGCACCTTTTCCCAAGTGATGGTGCCGTTGGCTATGTCATCGTTTATCTTTGAGATGAAGTGCTTACTTCCCTCTGTTGCAATCTGGCCTTTGACTTGTGTAGTTGTCAAGCCTGCACCTGTTCCGCCATTTCCACTTTGGAGCGACGATATCTGCTGTTGGATCTTCTGGATAGTTCCAACCTCCTTATCCTCGCGAAGAGTTATATCGTAGGTAGGAATCTTACCATCTTCTTCCTTGATTGTGAGCTGATCTATGGATATTACACCGCCAATTCTGAGGTCAGTATCCTCAAACTCCATCAAGTCTCCGGCTTTGAGCGTATCATGAAGACTCTTGATAACTCCTGTAGTATCCTTTTCAGCAAGATCATGCTGCCTTGCCATGAAAATCTCATCAACCTTAGGCTGATAGACGTACCTTGTGTAGTCGTTCTTGTCAATGAATGCTATGGCGTATTTAAGGAGCTTCAGAGACGCAGCATTGACATACGAATCAGGAAGTGTGATGCCGGTAAGAACGAAATGGTCGCCTTTCTTGATAGGGTAGTCCTTGTATGGAAACCAAAGCTCAAGAGCGTCGTCCTTTACTCTTTCAATAGTAAGCCTCCATCTTCCATCAATCTTGGTTGAGGATGCTACCTTGAATGTTCGTCCGCCACACATACCATCCTTCATCGAGATGGAGAAGTCGTCATCCTTTAAGTCGTTGATATCAAAATCGATAGCCTTTTTAAGATAGATATCAACATTCTTTACGGTTTCATTATCGCCAAATCTTCCGTCATCATCAGGAGCCACACCCTCATCAATCTCATCAACACGTACGCCACCGATTTCCATCTCCTCGATAGTAGGGTAGATTTCAATAACTCCATTTGTCTTATCATCTGTTTCAAAGAACTGCGATGCAGAACGAAGACCAATCTGCTCGATGTTGATAGAATCGATGTATGGCCTGTGCGGATCTGTGGAGAATTTATGCTGTCTCCCGGTAGGATTCACGTACTTCTTCTCTTTATCCGTGAGTGTGTTATAGAAATCACTCAGCGATACATGAGGGAATCCAGGCAACATAAGTCTGTTGATGGACATGTTGTTCGGAAGATTCTTTGCGTACTCCTTCATGGACGAAGGAACATTTTTCTTGTTGAGGCCCGATGTGATATACATCTTTGTGTTTCCGGCCTCGACCTGCGCAATAAACGCATCAAGCTTCTCCTTTGACTCCTCATCTCCGGTGTCAGTCTGTGTTCCCTTCAGCTCAGAATAGAATCTACATTTTTTAGAGCCGTATCCCTGTGTTACATAACCGGTAATCTCAGTCTTGAAATCAAATGTAACCTTAAGTACCCAACCGGAAGACTGCTCGCCAGTTTCTGGAGAAACAATATACTTTCTCGGATTCTTGAAATATGTCTCTATATAATCGAGGTCCAGTTCAAGTTCAACATTCGTGCTGGCTCCGACGACTTTCGTGATGTTCGCCACGTACTTGACACCGAGGTCAGCATAGTAGTGGGAAGGAAGATTCTTCTCGGAACCATAGGCTCTCAATCTCGTAACGACACTCTGGTCGGAATCAGCGTTCTGAACAATCTCATATAATCCATTACCGAGGCCATACTTGAAGATATGGCTTGCCTGTATTCCGGTAGTACCGACATAGATGTTTCTTCCTCTGACGATGAAGTTTATGTCCCACTTCTCGTTCACAAGCGCAAGGGCCTGCCAACAGGTCTGCGAATCCACTGTAATGGACATCGATTCGATGACGTTATCGTCGGTTTTCTCACCATAAACCGACAACCACTCACTTTCAAGGGCTCCACGCTGAACGGAACGGTCCTTGTTTCGGGAGTAAATCTTCCAAAGACCTGCACCAATCTGCTCGTTTAAGCATGCCTGGATTCTGTCTAGCAAATCATCCAAAGTCTGTACATAGAATGGAAATTTCGGCAGGGCAGTGTAGTGAAGCTCGTTATCGTTCAATACCACATCGAGGAACTCTGCCCTGGCAAGCTCATCCTGCAATGCATTGAACTTTACGCTGTCATATACGAAGCCCTCACCGTAGGTGTCAGGTCTTGCCTGCTTATCTTTGCCCGGCTCGTAGTTGAGCTCAAACCGCTCGCCACGATAGACAATATAGTCGCCTATCTGAAAGTTGATAGGCACTTCATGCTTGAAGTTGATAGTCAAAAAACACTCACCCATCCAGGAATCAGAGTACTCCAATCCATGAACGGTTATCTGCTCTCCGTTAACGTCTGTCAGCTTCGAGCCATCCTTATGATAAATATTCCAAGCGCTCATCTGTATGCTATACTAAATTTGAAATATTGCCCTGTGTATCCTTAATCGGCTTAATATCAGTAACAGGGTCGTTAAACTTGAAAGTAATAGAGAGGACTAGCAAGTCCTCGTTATCCGGATCTCTATATAGGTTTGGATCAATATCCTTAAGTCTTACATGCTGTCTTCCGATTCTATTGAAGTCGCAATACATCTTCATCATGCCTGACTTGCGGATGTAATCAATAAAAGCCTTACATTTCTCGTTAGCGCCGAAAGCCTCGCCGTGGAACATAAACTTTACCTTATTCTCGTATGCCGCCATATAAAGTCCATCCTTTCCGATATATTCGTCATCACCATGCTCATCGTGCCACTCCCTTTTCGGTGGTTCCTTGACAGAATCGCAAGGCTTGAACGGGTTCTCGGAAACATACATGCCGAAGTCGGCGATGGAGTCCTTCACCTCATTCCCATCGCCTTCCTTCTGCATGTATATCCTGAAATATTCTTTCATACCTTAAATCAACTTTTTACAATTGCAAATATACAAAATATTGCATAAATATGCAAGCAATATACGTATAAACATGCGTTAATTGAACTTAAAATCGTGTCTGTCCCTGATATTGACTGGTCCGGTAGCTTTCACGACTGTTCCTCCGTATTGGTAGACGAAGCACTTCGCGGTATCTTCGCATTCAACATGAAGCTCTGCACCATCTAACAGATTGACAAACACCCTGGAGAATCCCTTAACCTTCAGGTAAAGTGAAGAGTTGTGCCTTACATATATCTCACCACTATCCATCCAGTCATAGCTGATATTTGCTACGCACTCTCCATTGAGGATGACAACCTTCGGATTTTGCAGGTCAACGTTCTCGTCAACATACACACCATGATCATGAATGACATCACCAAAGTACTTCTTCATATCCTTGGTCGAAGGCCAGTTCTTTCCGATACAGAAGTCAATACCCTTAACAAACTTCTCGACCATCTCATGCTTGGATGAGTTGTCGTGCCACTCGGCGGTCCACTGAGCGCAAAGACCCAGTGAAACCGCCTCGTTCTTCATTCTGTCTGATAAATTTCTTTTTTCAAACATAATTATTTCATTTTTAAAGATTTCGTACCATTGATAACTCTGTTGAAGTTATCGTTATACTCAATGAAAATTTTCTCGATTCTCTCTGCTGCATCTGCATTGCGCAAGGTATTCCTAGCAATAAGGTTGAGCTGCGTGAGCTGAGATTTTGAAATCTCGCTCATCTCAGGAAGGAACTTGCCCTGCATTTCCCTGATTACAGAGACATCAAGTCTAATCGCGTTAAGATAGGATGCAAAAAGATCACCTGTCTCCTCGGTAATGCCTTTTATCGAGTTGGTCAAAGAGGAACTTCCGTTTTCTCTCAAATCAAGTCCCTTTTCCTTTAGAGCATCGAAGATACCGGTTAACTGAGGAACTACATTTTCGCCAACTTGGTAGAGCTTGTCAGCAAAATCGTCCATGTCGGTCTCATCAAGTTTACCCTTTTCATCAAGGATACCTGTAAGCCATTCGAGAGGTTTTTCAAGTGCCTTCTCCATGATTTTCTGAGATACAATATTCTTCGTAACTTCGCGAACCATTTCCTTGACCTTATTCTTGTAAGCCTCAACCGCATCTTCCCCCTTAGTCCATGCGCTTACAACAGTATCAGTCAGCTGATTTCCCCAACTCTTCATATCGATAGAGTAAACGTCTTTAAGGAAGTCCTGTGCGAACGTCTTAATCTGCAACTGCATCTCCTTGATTTGCTGGTCGTAGTCAGCAATCTTATCCTTGTCCGTCTTTTTCTTATCCTCCTCAGCTTGTCTCTGCTTTCTCAACTCGTCTTCCTGAGCGTGGAGTAGGGCGAGCTGATCTGCGTATGCGGAAGGATTCGTCTCTGTCTTCATTACAGCGTCATAAGTCTCCTTGCTGTAGTGACTGAAGTTGTGACCTCCAAAGAAATTCTTTCCAATATCTGTCTTAGAAAAAGAATCCCAAGCCTTATAGTCATTCTTGACATCGTTGAGCTTTTTATTCGCATCGGAAGACCTATTGTAAGAATAGATTCCACCGAGTGTCTTTTCAATAACGGAACTGATATTGCTAGATAGGTTCTTCAATTCATTCAGCTGTCTCTCTGCAAGCTTTATCTGTCTGTCGAGCTTGGCATCATGAGCCTTTGCAAACGCCTTAATAGGAGAGGTAAATATGCCAGTGACACCGGCAAGGATTCCACCAACGTTGCCGGACTCCGCGCTTGTTACCACCTTTGACAGTGAACTTGACATGCCGGAGAATGTCTCGAAGAACGCAGAAGCGTCCTGCCATCCATCAGACTCAGTGTCAGCTCCGAGAAGGGAAGCAGTCTCTTTGATGTCATTGAATGCTTCACTCATTCCCTGGACATTCTGGTCGATAATACTTACTACGTTAGCAAACTTATCAAGAGACTCCTTTGCTTTTGTTCCATCCTTAAACAGAATCTCAGCAGCTTTCATCATAGCCTTTCCGCTGTCAATCATGCTGTCACCACGCTTGATGAAGTTTTCGTCTCCCATTTTGAGACCAAGTTCACGAACCTTCTTTCCTTCAGCAATTTTACTTGCTGCGATGGTCATCTGCTCGCTGGCATCAGAAATCTTCTGCTCAGCCATTCCCTTCAGGCCACCATTGAGGAAAGTCTTCTTTGGACTCGTCAGCTTCGATAACTGCTCATCAAGCTGCTTGATTTCCTTGGCGTACTCTCTAGCATCAATGGCTCCGCTTTGTAGAGCCTCATTGATATTCTGCCTGATTCTTGCTCCGATAGTCTGAGCCTTATCCATACCGAGAGACACGATGGCTCCGTAGAAGTTGAGATAATCAGAAGAGTTCTTGAACTTGTCAAGCTTAACCTGACCAATCTCCTTGTCTCTCTGAATCTCATATCTCGCCTTGATGCCAGGATCATTCGTCTTGCTGATAAGCTCGTTGTATCTCTCCCTTATCTTCAAGATTTTATCCTCATAATCTTCTGTCTTCTCAATGATGTCGGCGGCATCTTGCAAAGACTTAACATAATTACCACGGAGGAGTTCTGTAATTTTTTTCCACTCTTCGTACTGATTTGGCTGCTTAAGCTTTTTCTCAGCTTCTCCGTCAGTCATGCTGAGAGAATCCTGAAGATTGAATATCTCATGGTAGTGAGCGTAATACTCGTCCATAAGAGATTGAGTCTTGTCATCCATCTGGAAAGCGTCAATCCATGCGGACTCAGCAAAGAACTTGCTGCCTGTCTTTTCGAGAAGACTCTTGTACAAATCCCAACGTTCTGACAGCTTGTTCATGGACTCATTGAAGTCAGCTGCCTTTCTCTCATACTCCTTCTTGTCCTTCTCGTCGAAGAGCCACTCTGCAACCTCACGATAGATGGAAGTTTGGAACTTCTTTCTCTCGGTGGTGTTTATACTGAATCCTTCAAGGAGAGAATGGACAGCCTTCTGATAGTCGTCAAGATTAAGACCGGTAACCTCCGGGAAGAGATTATAAGTCTTCTTCTTTGCCTCTTCATCAGACATTATGCTCTTGTACTTCTGATACATCTGCCTTGCAGACTTCAAGCTGCTAAGGCGTTCCTGCAAGCGTTTGAGCTCAGTATCTTCTTCGCGACCATTCTTGTTTTTACCCTTACCGAAGTGACCAGTAACCTTATTCTTTCCTACATCAAGACTTATTCCAGACTGAGCCGCTATTGCTTCAAGCATTCGCTGCTCCCTTACGTATGGTTGCCTGTCGCCTGCATTCTTTGCATTGTCGTTCTCGTCACGGACCTCCTTATATCTCTTTCTTACAGCCTCTCCGAATGAAGTCCATCCGTTACTATTTCCTCCATTCAGATTGTGGAGATACTCGGCCATTTCCTTCTGCCAGAAACCACCTGTTCCTCCTTTAAGCTTTCCTGCCTTTTGTAGCTTGCCGAAGACTTTTCTTTCGATAGTTCCTACTTTGTTAGGGTTCTTCCAAACTTTTGGACCAGTATTGCCTTCTTGTGGCTTTGCTTTTCCTATGTTCAAAATAGCCATAGCTACGCTTTGAAGTCTCGCTACAAGACCAGGAACTTTCTTGTTCGCCTCAGATAACATTTGGTCAAGCATGGTTCTGAACTTATCCGGGTGCTGTTTGCACCACCTTGAGAACTCAACCATGTCCATATTCCTACTCTTGGCCATATATTCGAGATATTTAGGAATATCGTCGGTAGCTATCTCGCCGAAATTCGCTCCAAAATGCCGAAGGTCGTCTTCCAAATTTTCAAGACTTCCCTTCATGTCTTTGTTTCCGTTGCTTACTTTGTCAACAAAGTGACGCCAGGTTGCAGCCCCTTTTCCGCCAGTTGTATATAGCGTGTATAGTTTTTCCTCGAATGTCATACCTGCCGCCCTTGCTCCAAGCATCGAGTTTGCCACTTTCTCCATAGAGCTTTTTGTGGAATCGCCGAATTTCTCCATCTTCATCTGGAGCTGAGCAAGGTTCCCTGCGACGTCGTTTATGTTCTCGTCAATATCGTCTTGACCGATACCAGTCCATTGGCCGAACCAACTTGCTCCACCTGCGAATCCAGCACCAGAAGCCTTCTTTGCCTTTGCGAAGTTCTCTCCTTCGCTTGGAGTGAAATTATTCTCATTCCTAGCGTCAATGATTTTCTGTTTTAAGATATCATACTCCTTGCCGAGGTCATCAGTACTATCTATCTGTTCCTTAATGGAGTCTGTATAGAGTCCGCTCTGTTTAAGGACATCAGTCATCTTGTCTACCTGTTGCTGAAGAGCCTCGCCAGTGCCTTTATTGCCAACTTCCGATAACGTATCAGATAGTGTCTTTACTGTTGTTTTTGCAGTCTCGTTTATCCTATCGGTATCCTGTTTGATGCTGTCCTTGAACTGACTATATGCCGAATACAGAGCCGTTCCTATAGTAATACCAAGTGTTGCAATATTCCATCCTGAGAAGAATCCTCCAAGCTTTCCTTTTGCCTGGTTAACAGCAAGCGACATTCTTGCCCTTGTTCCTTCTTTAGTTATAAGCTCGGACTCCTTTGCGCTTATCATACCCATAAGGCGAAGCTGTTCGATCATCTCCTTGGATATTAGACCCTCGCGGAAAGCTTTTTGCATCTTCAACGCGCTAAGTCTTCCCTCTAGTGCAGCTTGCTCTACAGCATTTCTGGTAATAATCTTGCTATTCAGCATTCCCTGGTAGTCAGCAATATTCTGCCTCATTATTTCCTGGGTTATCTTACCCTCAATGAGAGCTTGCTGCTGCTCTACGGCGAAAGTTCTTAGCTTTACCTGTTGTTCAGCACGCAAAGCTGCAAGGTTACTGCTTATACCAACTCTTGAAGCAATGGCTGTCGCACCCTTACGCAAAGCATACATAGCACCGAATGCAAGTGCTGCGTTAGAGACCTTATCCAAAGCCAAAACCAAATCTGTTGTTCTATTAATAAGGAATGAGAAAGTACCTCCGACAACACTCTTACCTTCTGCGAACTTTCCAAGCATAATGTCCCAGGCATCAATGAGCTTATTCCATCGACCAAGCAATGTTTCGGACAGAACGAACTGCATGTTGTAGAACTGGCCTCCCTCGTCTGTCATTTTCCAAAGCACTTTCTGGACATCCTCAAAGCTAACCTGTCTAGCACTAATCATCTTCTTGACATCTGCCTGGGTATAATTGTTCCTTCCGTTCTTTCCTTCTGAGTTATAAAGCTCAGTGATTCTCTGCAAAAGAGGAAGACCGGCGTAAGCAAACTGGCGCAACTCCTTACCATCGAGCCAAGAACGAGCCTTTACCTGGCCGAATGCCAAGCCCAATCGTCCGAAGTCTACGCCAAGACCAGATGCAATATCCGCAAGTCGTTTTGTGGTATCATACAAGTCATTTGCTTCGACTCCGAATGCAGCCAGCTGCTTTACATCTCGGTTCAGCTCTCCAAACTTGAATGGAGACTGCAACGCAAGCTGCTGAGTCTGAGCGAATAATTCGTCCGCCTTCTGCACATCTCCAAGGATAGAACGCAACGCAACATGCTGCTGAACAATCTCACCACCGGTCTGTACGATTGAATTAAAGAATTGCTGTGCGCCAAAGACAATACCTCCCTGTAAGAAGAGAGACTTGATGTCTCCGACTATGGATTGCATCTTCTTCGCTTCAGCGTTTGCTCCGGCGAATGCTGAAGCAAGGTCGTTTCGTGCTCTTGCAGCAGACTGAGCAATTTCCTGCTGACGCTTCTGTTCAAGCTCGATACCTTTCTGAACCTCTTGGTTTACTGCTTTCTGATCTTGAAGAACCCTAGAAGCTAATGTGGTATCGTGGCCACTACCGATATTGCCAAGCATACCGAGGCTATCCTTCCAGTTCTCTGAATTAAGTCTTCCCTTGATATTTATAAGGGCTCTCATTAAAGAAAGAAGTCTGTTAATCTCGGCTTCAGCTTTACTAACATCTGCTCCGACAGAAATTCCTCGGCTGTATTCAGAGCGAAGCTGGCGAACCTTATTGCCGAGAGAATCATACCGACGCTCCGTGTTCTTCAAATCATTCTGGCGTTGTCTCTCTGCCTCTTTTGCCTCGCGTGCTGCGTCCTTTATAACCTTTGCATAAGTATTTGCTTTATCTATAGCATTAAGATACCCGGAACTCTTTACGATATCAGTTGCTGTGAGTCCTGTGATAGGATGAATACCTCTGTTATTCCTGATCTGTTCTAACTCAGTTCTGTATTTAGACAGCTCTGACAACGACTGGCGTATGTTGTTCGTTGAATCGATGCCAAACAACTGTATTCCTTCACCATGGCGTTTGTTGATTTCGTCAATAATAGAAGATAACTTATAAAGTTCTCTCTCTGCCTTGTTTGCCTCAGTGGAAACACTGTTAGGGAATATGTTGAATCCAGCACCTTCCTTAGACACCTCTCCAAGTATGCGGCCTATTTTGTACAGCCCGTCCTGGACAGACTCCAACTGCTGGAGTTTTTTCGAACTGAAGAAATCTTCGCTTGAAAATACGCCAATGTTACGACGTAATTCTTTAACGAAGTTGTTTAGCTTTTCAAAACTACGACCTCCCTTATCTCCAATACCTTTTGTTGCTTCGGATATTGCTTCCAAAGCATTCTGTGCCTGCTTACCAGTAGAATCAACCTTGTTTAATTCTCTGATAATCTTTTTGGTTTCCTCTTCAATTCTCGATTTTAGAGTGAGCGAGAAACTGAGGTCTCCCATATTTCCACCTGCCATATCCTGAATATTTTTAAATTAGAGTTTATTGTTTAAGTAATCTGCAAGACTTATCTTCTTGCCAACGAGGCTTCCCTCATTCTTCTTTTTCTCCATCCATCTGTCGTAGAGGTCATCCATCTCCTTCTTGGTATGCTTCTTCGGACCGCCTTCCTTCTTGGTCTTTGGATAGACGACAAGAGGCTGGTCTGCAACCATTAGGTCAATCTGTGCTGATGAATAGCCCCACCAGTAGTCGTAGGCTGCAATGAAGTACTTGCGCTGAAAGAGGAAACCGAACTTCTCCGCTAGTGAGAAGGCTGCTCCCCAGCTGGTTCTGCTTGGATAGCTTTTGCTTCGCTCCTCGTCATCGTCATCATCACGTCCGTCATCCCGGTCGCTAATATGGTAGCCAGTGAGAATGCGTTCGATGGAATTTTTTTTTTAGAAACATCGAGGACTCTCAGCACCTCGGCCACGTCCACATCCTTGATGTAGTAGAGCCAACGCCAGTAGATCCAATACAGGAATCGAATCTTCCAGATGTTGTTGAGGAGAATGCAGACACAAATCTTGACGTTGCGCTTCCATTCGTTCTTCTCCTTTGACCTGATGTGGGAACACCTGCTCATGGTTCCCTTGCGAAGCCAGCCGATCTTGTGCTTCTTTCCACGGAACACGAACTCGGTAGGCTCGTCGTGCAGCACGCTGTCAAGCAACTCCTGCAAGTCCACTGAAGGCTGCTCTATTTTCTTTTCTTCTGCCATGATTGTATGCTATTAAATGAAGAAGGGCGGCACGGCTGTTGATTAGCCTGCCGCCCAACGGTTTGTTATCCTGAATCTAATTACCTAAAGAAGCCTTTACTTGATTAACCGCCAATGCCTGGTTCACCAGCAGCTGGAGCCTTAGTAAGCCAAGCGATGCTGCGCTTACCTGCACCCTCGATAGAACCTGAGAACTTAAACGCAACTGGCTCAGTACCGGAGTTGTCCCACTGCAATGTAGCGTAGAGAGCGATGTTGGTAATAACCATGAGGTTCTCCTTCTCGTCGTCAACAATAACGATAGTACCCTTGATCTTGAACTTCTTAGGCTCAACAGCGATACCTGTAAAGCCGGTAGTAGCGTCGAGGGTAGCGTCACCTGTACCCTTCAGAGTAACCTTGGTCAGCTCTGTGATAGCATCCTCGCCGAACATAATTGTCAGCAAGTCCTTTGCCTTTGAAGGAACAACGAACTCTACATTGAAGTCGCCGAGCTCAGCTGTGGTTGCCCAGTCGCCTGCAAGACCGATAACCTTGTAGTGGTTGATGGTTGGGTCATCCATAGTCGCCTTCAGCGAGTCAACGGTAACCGGAAGCTCAACCTCTGGGGTGATGTCAACTGTAGCCTTGCTCAAATCGGTAATAGCCTTTGAGTAGAGCAGAGTTTTAGGACCATTGAAAATGTCCTTCATCTTGTCAATAGTTGTCATAGCCATAATCTAAAATATTTTAAATTGTTATACCTGAATACTTATTTCGTGCGTAACCTTCCCTGTATGATTGTCACGGAAAAACCTGCGCCATCGTCTGTCTGTAGTGTTATACGAGGATTGGAAACAATGAGATTTTTTGTGGAGATTGGAAATCTGTCCATAATCTCCTGGACTTTCTCGTCAACGCTAGAAACATCAAATGTGTTTGGATTTCTTGCTGAAGCTTTATCGCGCACATACAATTCGATTTGAGCTGTAGTGGTGAAATCATTGTAAACTCCACTTGAGTTCATCTCGTTATTGTAGATACTAGATGGAAAGTATACCACGATGTAGCTGTTGATTTTCGTATCAACTGCTTTTGGTCGGCTCCGGGAGTAGAGCTTGTCACAAATCCCCTTCATTGCATTGCCGACATCGAAATATAGAGTCTTAATACTAACCATATCTTACATCGTTCTAAAGTATCTAACCAAATATTCTCTAAGAGAGGTAATCACGTCGTGACCTCTCTTAACCTCGACAAACTTAGCGTAATCCACACCGGCAACAAGGAGCATCTGCCATGTGGCATCGTACTTTCCTTTGTTGTGCTCCCTGGAAACAAGTTCATCCCACGCCGCGTTTGGACCATATTCACCACCTTCTCCGTATTCACCCTTGTAAGGTCTCCTTCCGCTGTCTTTGAAGGAGAATGAACTGCGATAATACTTATCGAGGTTGTATCTCTCTCCGGCAGCAAGGGTTACTCGGGTTGGCTCTGGGCCTGGAGCATAATGAATCGACTGCAATGAGCCGTTGTAATATGTACCGATGGCTGTTGACTTGTACAAGTTACCGGTTACGTCATCATAGTTTCGAGACTTGTCAGCAGCCTTCATTGTCATTTCAGCCGCATGGTCCATCTTCTGCTGCATCTTTGCTACAGCCATCTGACGGATTTTCTTCTCGACCTGTAAAAACTGACCTGATAAACTTGTCATAATCTAAACCCTTGTCAAATTCCAATACACAACAGTCCTGTTATTATCCGGCTCGCAGTCCTTTACAATACCTACCTCGGTATTGTTACCGACAGTGGAGTAGATGGTGTCGCCGTCAAGAGGACATCTATCAGCATCCCATTCGTCATATCTGACCGGAATCGATGCCTTCCTCTTGTTCTGGTCGACATTCTTGTCTCCCTCTGTAGTGGTATCGGTGTAGCTGCGGCCTTCGCCATAATAGAGAATGATTTCCTTGTCCTCACCAACTGGAGCATCATCATCGGCAAACGGGTCATCAGGGTCGGCTTTTCCGACGACCTTCCTCACGATCTTGATGATGTGAGGATATCTTGGGTTTCTGATATTTTCCTTTTCCATACGCCTTATTTGATGATGTGAGGGAGAGGTTCTCCCCAAGGAGAATAATTCGCCCTCTTTACTCCGTGGGAGGTCACCCGGAAGGTGGACTTCTTCTTGAGCATCGAATCAGGCTCCAGCTCTGCATAGATAGCGTTAGCCTCTGCCTTCATCTCGCTCCTGTCGTTGTCCGACATATCATAGCCACCTCCCGAATGAGTCCATCCGTTATCGGAATCGGAGGTGTTGTTCACCTTGCTCGGACCAAGAACAAACCATTTCAGCATGTCGGCATAGGCAAGTCTCACCTTGTCCTTGTCGCAGGCTTCGAGGTCGATGCCATTTTCAAGCTTCCTGTCGTGCATGATGCCCAACAGAGCCTTTATCGGCATCTCGAACTTCACCTTATTAATAAGGTAGTCGTTCACAGTGTAAATGTTCATCTCCGAATCCATAGTCATACAATCTAGTTACGTTAAGAAATTAACCCTTCTTGGTAATGTCGATAATCCAACGGTAAGGAGAATCGAGCATAGCAGGAACAGAAGCGAGGAACAAGTCTGTTTTGAACTCCTGGTAGAGACCGTTCGCGGTAATCATGTTACGCAGCAAGCCAAGCTTGTTGTTGGTCTGCGCCCAAGCCACATCAATGAGCTTGTTGCCAAGGGTGTCAAAGATACGCTTGTCAAGGATCTCCTTACGCATGAAACGCAAAGGCTTGCCAGCAGGACGAAGAACAACTGTTCCGTCTGCCCAACCACGAATCTCTGTAACTGTGCCATCGAAGCGCTTGTTGTGCTCAACCTCATCGACAATCTCGATAGGAGAAAGACCGTTGAGGTCAACAACAGACTTCAAGAACATTGCGTTGTTTGGACCGTAGTTCTGCAAAACTGCCACAAAGTTAGCGTTCGCCCAGCTCTTGTACAACTCAGCAATCTGCTTGTTCTTCAAGAATACGTTATTGTAGTCGTTCTTGGTCATCTGCCATACGAGAGGTACACTGCGGTACTCGATGTTCTCCTTGCGCCAATCCTCCTCAAACTTGCGCATCTGCTCAAGCAAGTCGCAGTTTGGATCGTTCCAGGCAAGCGTACCCGCCTTTTTGAAGTTCTCCTTTGGAACCTTTGCGTCATACAGAGGCTCCTGGATACCACGACCAATCTTGTCGTAGTCGATGAAACCTGTCGAACTCAACTGGGCTGACATGTAGGTCATAGTCATGTCGAGTGAGTCGTACAATACCTGTACCTTGTCGAGGTAAGCATCAACCAGGTCAGCGTCGTTGCCGAACTCATCCTGGAGAAGCTTCATCTTGTGGTAACGCTCTGTCGCAGTCTCACGGAAGCCGTCAGCAGCGAAGTCTGGAATTGAAGCGGTGTACCACTCAATACCCTCATGGTCGTTCTGATAACCCTCGCCGAGAGGAGCACGGAGGTTCATCAAGGTTGCAGGGTTCAATGTACGTGTGCGAACCTTGAAGGTTGCATCACCATTGTTAGATGTAGGGGTGAGATTTGGATCAATGTCACCCTGTGTCAGATACCAGCCGTTGTTACAGCGAAGTACGCCGTCACGATTGACGAACTTCTGAAGGTAAGTGTTGTTACCCTTACCAGTGAAGAACTTCGCAAGCTGCTCGACACCAATATCAATTTTTGCCATAATCCTGAATCAATCTTTTTACGTTAGACAATAGGTTAAATATGCCAGAACTCTGGGTAGAGTGACTTGTTCATCGCCTTGACAGCAGGAGGAACAGGACCCATACGGTCAAGCCACATAACGCAGTCTGGATTCAACATACAGAAGTTGACGTTTGTACGAGGCTTGTGGTACTTGTCGCCGCCGGCATCAAAATAAGGGAAGTCGTTGTCGCTCGGAGCAAAGCAGTTAGGGTTGGTTACCATAGGCAGCACGCTCGCGCCCGCCTTCTCTGCCTCCACCAGCACGTCACCAGCGCTCAATGTTCCAAGCGTCTCCGAGAGGGTCAGCTTCCATACGTCGCCTACCGATGTATCGGTGGTTGCCTCCACGGCGGTCACAGTCACACCCTTTGCCTTTGTCTTAAAGTCCTTCTGACCGACCATGATGGTGTCGCCAGGGAACGGGATGTGAACAAAGCCGTTACGAACGATGTAGATGTCTGTGTCTGTAGCCGCAGCGGTAGCCTTTGCCACGCCGTAAGCCTTCAGAATCTTGATGGTAGCACCAGGACCATCGTTGCCTGCTGTAAAGCCAAGGTCGTGCTCGATCAAGTCACCGGCATAAATCTTAGCCTGGCCCTTGAATGGGTTGACAAGCTTACCACCAATAGGTGGGTGAACGAAGGCATTCTTGATGAGTGCCTCAAGGCCAGCAAACACGTATCGGGTTCCACCGACCTTACCTTCTGTCTGAACAATGGTTGCGCCGTGGTTCAGCATACCACGAGTACCCATCTGTTCCATGTAGGAAATAGAAGTGTTGTCCATAATCTTTTTACCTTTTTAAAATTGTTATCCTGAAATTACTTCTTGTCTCCACCGCCGAATCTCTTCTTTCGACGCTCGGCCACTTCTTCCATAAACTTGTCATCATCTGTGGACGTGCCTCCGCTAGACGTGCGACTGCCTTTTGCAGGAATACCGTTTTCACCGGTAGCTTCCTTGTACTCTGCGGTGTAGATCTTCTCAGCCTTAGAAACCAGGTCGTCGATGTCGGCATCTTCGTCCGGAATCTCCAGCTTTGCGATTGCAGCATTGAGGAAGTAGTTCTTCATTTCAAGGTTTGCCTTGTCGAACTTATCCTTCAAACCTGCCTTTACAGACTCGATGGTTGCCTTCCTTGCAGCCTTCTTGTCTCTTTCTGCGTTAGCTTCCTTGAGGGCTTTGATTTCTTTGAGAAGCTCGTTGTACTTGTCGTCAGAACCGGTTTTACCCTTGTCTTCCTCCTTGCGCTTACGCTCCTCTTCCTCTTCCTTCTTCTTGCGTTCAGCTTCCTCCTTGCTCTTCTTTACCTCGTCAGAGATATTCTTGTGCAAGTTGCCGTTGATACGCTTCAGACGGTTTGCTAACTTGGTAACCAACTTGGAATTTGCTTCCTCGTCATCACCGAAATCTTCCAAAACATCATCAAGTTCCTCATCGATGGTCTTTTGGCTAAGTTCTTTGAACTTGGTGGTATCAACCTCCTTGTTCACTAATGCTAAGAGTTCCTCTCTTGTCATGTTGTTTTTTTGATTAAAATGTTATCCCGAAAGTGGTCCCTCCACCTCGAAAACGTATAAATATACCTTTTATTTTGCAAATATATGAATAAATATGCAATTATCCAAGAAAAATTGTATATTTTTGCAGTATTAAATGTATATTTATGCAAAAGGAAGTATTTTCAGGATTAAAATTGGATAACGGTGAGCCTATTTATACTCAAGAGTATATCCAATCATTAAGAGACGCCGATAAGAAGCATCCCGACAAGCTGAAGATTATAGCTCAGCGTGGCGGTCAGGAGCGCATGCTGTCTATTGATGCAGATATTAAGATAGTTGGCGGCTCGCGAGGTGGACCTCTGGATGAAGACACGAGAGTGTTAACTACTAGAGGATTCATTAAAATCAAGCATCTTAAATATGGCGACACCGTAATAGGACATGACGGTAAGGGACATAGAGTATTAGGTCGAATCGATTATCCTGATAGAGATTGCTACGAAATTGAACTATCTGACGGATCGAGTGTAGTATGCTCGGATGACCATATCTGGAATGTATCTATCGATGGCGACAGGAGATTTATGCCACATCTTGCCTGTGAGATAGCTAGTTACATCAACGAAGGCTACGACATCACTATTCCCTGCGTAAAACCTGTAGAGTTTGATGAAAAGTTCGGCCTAGCCTCTGTCGCTGAGAGAACTGAGTCTTTAAGACGTATCATCGAAACATCGGGTAGATTTTCCGGAAAATACTGGAAGAAGACTTTCAAGACAAGAAAGAAAGCATTCGATTTCAAGTATCTGGTTGATAGTCTCGGTTCTGTTTGCTACGTAAAAAGGAAGTCAAACAAGAAATGGGAGGTTCGATTCGATTACAGAAAGAAGGAATTAGAGAGGAGGATTGTCAGCTGTAAACCGGTCGGCAAGCGAAACTGCTGTTGCATCGCCGTTGAGAATCCGGACTCATTATTCGTTGTCGAGGACTTTATCGTCACTCACAACTCCAAGTCCTTCTCTTCCCTTATGGAAGTTCTGAAGGATATCAAAAATCCAGATTTCCATGCAACAATTCTTCGTAACGAAAAAGACGACTTGCAGTCCTTGGTGACAGACTCTTACAAATTGTTCTCCCAATTTGGAACTTACAATAAGTCACAGAACGATATGACCTGGAACTTCGACAACGGAGGATGGCTCAAATTCTCGTACTACGCAGGAGCCTATCAGGATTTCAAGACACGATTCCAGGGGCGCCAGTATGCCTATGTCTGCATCGATGAGGGTACTCAGTGTCCATACAAGAAGTTCAAGTACCTATTGACCAACAACCGAAACGCAGCTCACATACGAAACCGATTCTGGATTACCTGTAACCCTGACCCGGAATCATGGGTGCGAAAGTTCATCGACTGGTGGGTTGACGAGAATGGATACATAATACCGGAGCGAGATGGAGTTATCCGCTACTGCTTCATGGATGGTGATACACCGGACTCTATCTACTGGGGTAACACAAGAGAAGAGGTATACGAACAGTGCAAGGGCATCATCGATAGCCTCTGGAAGGACAGCTACGAGGAACTTGGATACACGAAGCTCGAAATGTTCATCAAGTCGGCAACATTCGTTCGCGCTGACGTATCAGAGAATATTAAGCTTATCTCTACCGATGCCTCATATCTCGCCAACCTTGCCCAACAGGACGAGGAACAGCGCATGCGAGACCTGGAAGCTAACTGGAACTGGAAAGCTGCCGGTGATGACATGATCAAGATGGAAGACCTTGATGAAATCTACGACAATGCAGAACAGATAGGAGATGGAAAACGCAGAGCTTCTGCCGATATCGCATTCACCGGAGGCGATAACTTCGTAATGTGGCTTTGGGAAGGATGGCATTGTAAAGACTTGGTTGTTCTGAGGCTGGACCCTAAGACACTCGTTTCGGTAGTTGAGGCCAAGCTGAGAGAGTGGGGTGTCGAGGAATGTAACTTCACTTACGATATGCAGGGTATCGGTCAGTACTTTAAGGGATTCTTCAAGGATGCCGTCCCATTCAACAACCAGGCAGCACCTATCGCTAGGAATCATCAGGAAGAAGAAGGAATCAAATACCTATATAAGGATTTGAAGTCTCAGTGCGCATGGTTATTCTATAAGATGATAAAAGAGAAGCAGATTTCCATCGACTCGGCCCTGCTTGAAAGAAAGTATTCAGGAAACGGATTTGACAAGGTTCCTCTCAGACAGATTCTTCAGAAGGAGCGTAAGATGCTCAGACGTGACGAGAATAGCGATGATAGGGGATTCAAGCTATTACCTAAGAAGATTGCCAAGAAATATGTCGGGCACTCGCCTGACTTCTTTGAATCTTGGTTCTACGTAATGATATTCAGTTTAACAAAAAAGAAAAATAAAAAGGTAAAAGGATTATGGATGCTATCAAGGTAACAAATTTCAGAAAGATTCTCGTAAAGAAGCCTTTCTTTGAACTCACGCCAAAGGGGTACATGACCCACGATGGCTATTGCAGGAACGAGGTGTCCGATAATGAAGACCCTCAGATGCCGCAAGATACATTGTACAGAGTGATTAAGACTCAGAAGGACTTCCTTCGTGAGTTCTATCCTACGTCCCACAAAATCTTCGACAAGGATCTCTACCCTGACATCTGGAGAAAGAACCCGGAAGACGGGAAATGGTATGTCCAGGAGATTCAAAGAACGGCATTTGCTTTCCAGCAAGTTATTCATACGAAGCACGTTCTCCACATGACAGGTAACGATATTCAGTTTGAGCTTGCCGGTGATCCTGAGATGAAGAAACAGGAAGAGTATATTAATCTTCTTGCCAAGTTTAAGAAGGGATGGTATATGCACGATATGGAGATTCGCCACTATGAGGCTGTAAGTTCGTACATGAAGGTTGCTGAGGCTGCTGTAGTCGGATTCTTCGATAAAAACAAGAAATTCGGTACTCGCACATTGGCTTTCGATAGAGGAGACACATTGTATCCTCAGTTCGACCCTCTTACTGGTGAACTCGTTGTGTTTGCTCGCAAGTATTACGACTTCGATGAGGAAGGCAATGAAAAGATTGAATGGGTAGAGGTGTGGGATGACAAGACATTCTACCGCTTCAAGAAGCAAGTTAACGAAGGCAAGGTCAAGGAGACTATCAAGAGAATTGCCAAGATATTCGGAATCGACGACTACACTTGCGTTGAAGAGAAAGCTCACGGCTTCCCATTTATCCCTGTTGCATACGTAAGAAACGATGACGGCCCATGCTGGTCTGTTGTGCAGAAGAACATCGAGGACTACGAGGAAGCTTTCTCTTATCTCTGCGAGAACAACAAGGCTTACGCCTTCCCTATAATGAAGTTGAAGGGCGATGGTGACGACATTACCGTTGTTGGAGATACAGACGGATCGGCTAAGATGATTCAGATTACCGATACGAATGGTGATGCTGACTTCATTAACGGAACAGACGCTTCCGATGCATTTGCGACACAGCTCAACAAGTCGTATGACCTCATCTATGAGCTTTCGTTCACAGTAAAGCCACCGGAGCTGAAGTCGGGTGACCTTCCGGGCGTTGCCATCAAGCTGCTCTATTCTCCTGCTATCGAGGTTGCAGAGAACGATGCCAAGAAGATGCATCCGTTCCTGGATCAACTTGTTCGTATCTCAAAGTATGGTATCGGAGTTGAAGAAAACTGCATGGCCACTATGACCGGTCTTCCTATTCACGCTTGGGTGGAAATCTATGTGCATCAGAATAAATCTGAAATAATAACAAACTTAGCGACAGCTGTTCAGAACAACTTCCTCTCAAAGCAGACTGCATCTGAGCGTTGTCCAGACTTCCCAGTTAACGATGAATACGACCGTATCATGCGCGAGAAGAAGGAAGAGGATCAGCAGGACCTACTCATGGATATTCAGCGTGCGGATAACGAAACTCAAAATGCAATCGAGGAGCAGAAAGCTACTGCGAATATTCAGAATGGAGGTAGTGGAAACGTACGTACGGGTCGCGGAGCTGGACGCCCAAATAAGTCAGGAACCAAATGGGACGAGAATCGGAACGCCCCGAATGAGAACAACTGGCAGCACTACAATCAAACCCATTAATAGCCTATGGATGAATTAAAACGTTCTGTCGATTACAGCAGGAAGCGCTTGCAGGCAATCCGAAACTGCGAGGGCCATGTTGCTGATATCCTCTGGAAAACGACGCAGAAGGTAATTACCGCAAGTAAGCGATACAGAGGCGCGGGCAGGCTCACAAACGAGTCAGCCCTGCTCTCTTACGCCAAGAATGTTACTGCTGAGGCCGAGGAGAGCATCAATACCTATATCTCTGCTTACTCCAAGGCTTCATGCAAGATTCTCGGGATTGACAGCGAGAACATCGAATCGTTTCTCGTCAGCGACATCTACGGAAAGACGACATCTGAAAGAAACGCTGTCTATCTCGGAAACTTTGCTGAAGATATTGTAAGGATGATCAAGGCAGGAACCTTGATGGAATATTCAGACCAGCAGCTCCTGTCTTCCATCCGCACAGGCTATAAAGACCCATATCACACATCAGTCATCACCAAGGCGAAGAGAAAGGATATTAACATCGATGTTCCTTCTTACGGAAAGGGCTACTACAAGAACGCCTATCAGAATATCGTAAGAAATGCTTCTCAAGTGATTGCTTTGGCGTGGGGACAGGCAGAGCAGGAGTATGGACAGGAGAATAAGGCTATCGGATTCTATGTCAAGAGAGGAAGCAGTTATCCTTGTGATATCTGTCAAAGCGAAGCCGATGCCGGCCTCCATTCTTTCAAAGACCCATATCCGCCATTTCACGTTTCGTGTTGTTGCTACACAGTATTTGCATTCAAGGATAATAAAAAGAAATAAGATTATGATTGAAGAAACAAAAGGATACACGTTATCCGTCGATACGTACAAGAAGGCGAAGGCTCTCAAGATGAAAGACCCTCGCTATTACATCTACGCCAGCCTCCGTGGTTCAGGTATGTCTGTTCGTGACAGCTGGGCCATCGCATTCCAAGGAGAAGGAATAGGTGTGTGGGAGAAATCTTTCCTCGAAAACGAGATGAATAAGCTAGAAGCCAAGGAGTCCGTTCAGAAGAGAATCGCAGAGGTACAGGGCAAGAAAGCGAAGAACGAGAACGCCGATGAGCTCACCCAGGAGGAACTTATTAAGGCTACCTCGAAGGAAGAGATTCTGAGAAACCTCGTTATCGCTCAGCGCAAGCAGAAGTTTGGCTCTCCAGAGTGGCAAAAGACGACTGCCATGATAGCCGACTACTCTAAGATTAAGCAGGACGAAATTGATACAGAAAATAATGTGGTCCACTACTATATTCCTCTATCAATGCCTCGATGCTGCGAGGACTGCATTATCTTTAAAAATGGTCAGGCGACTTTCCAAAAGAAGAAGAAATAGTTAAATTCGTGTTAAAGTAACTTTGTTTTACTAGAAATTCAGCAAAACCAAGTACCTTTGCAAATAATTAATGTTCACAGATTCTTTCTGCTGAGCATAATTCAAATTATTTTGGTTAACTAAGAGGGGCAGTGTCTTCACAGATACTGCCCCTCGCTTTTTAAAACAAATATATAAGTAGAAGAAAACTTTGAAGTCAATTAAGGATACTTCTCTCCGGTAACCAACTCAAGTATACCCTTAAGCCTATCATTAAGAAGGTCGTCATTGAATACAGGAAGAACACCGTATGGAGGCAGTTTCTTAGTCTCTGCGGCCTCCAAAATGAACTGGAGCGCCTGTACTAAGGAAGTGTGGTCTTGAACGACCTCAAGCAATTTATCGCTCATCCTTGCCTCCTTCCTTCTTAATCTGCTCTGCCATTTCAAGAAGAGTCTCGGCGTGCTTATCGCGGTCGATAACTTCCTGTACGGCCTCATCGCTCTCCTTGCGAAGCTGCTCTTCAGTCTTACCATCGTCGGCAGCAGCGTTTCTTCTTGCAGCCTCACGAGCAATGTATTCGTCACGGAGTTTCAACTTACCTGCCGTGTATTCTGCATCGCCAGGCAACGATGTATCCGCATACATAAGCTGGGCAAATGCCTCGATGATGTTTCCATTATCCTTGGAGAACTCATAATGGTCTCCTACAGCCATAGGAACACATTCATCGAGCGCAGCGTACATTGATGTACCGATAGAGTATTCAATACCCCATGTACCGGCAATGTCAGCAATCTTGATGAAAGGCAGCGAGCCTCTCTGTAAATGCTTCTTGATATCAGCAGGGATATCCTCTCTGAGTGAAGCAACTTCTTTCTTAGACAAGCTCTTACTGAACTTCAGCACGGTGAAGTGTCTTGTCTTGATAGTCTTTCCAAATGGTAATGCCATGATAACAATATTTTAAAGTTCAACTTTTATTTCCTTATACTCGAAATCTGTGCAAGATGGATTCTCCTCAGAAGTAAACCTAATCTCATTAGGGTGGTTACAAGCTCCATTCTTGAAGAAGAAGCAATCCTTGCAAGTGTAATCAGTCTGTTCCATGTTCCTTACGTTTTTGATATTCCATCAATGTCAAGATACAATAGTTAGCGCAGTCAAGAAGAGCATCTTCCAATGGTTCATTAGCAACTTGCGCCTCATTGTCCTTCAGCGTCTTGATGCGATTCACCTTCTCTCGTATCTTTCCGTAGCCGTAGTTGATACCAAGCTCATCATACATTTCGGAAAAAGCATTCCCATAATCGTGATTCTTGCGCTTGTAGGTATCGCTCATCTTGTCGGTGATATCCTTGAAGCGGTCAGCATCGGTTCTTTCGTTTTGTTTCCCCTTAAGCGGCAACTTGCTCCAATCAAGATTATCGCCGATGATACAATCCTTCCATTCATCCATCAGCTTTTCTGCATATTCGGGATATAAACCATTCTTCTGCAAAATATCTAAATCTACGCGTACATTAGTAATGTCGCGAACGCCACAATAAACACGGTCATCTTTAACAGACTTTACACGAAAAACATCTGTAGGTCTAATCAGTGACATGCAGCATCCTTTCCTTGTATTGACATAATAGAGAAATCCTCCTCTGGTGCGTTCTATACTCTCGCACGGAAGTAAAAACTCCAGCCCAACCTTAATATCTTCTTTCTTAATCATAAGCTATTTCTCCTTATCTTTTAGTTCAACGAAATCTCCAATACCCAAACGAGCCTTGTTGATGCAAGACGCAATCCAACCAATCAGATAGGCAGAAGGCTCGCCGCCGTGTTCCATGCCAATAGCATCTTCGATGGCCTCGCAGGCATGAGAAACCTCGTGGCAACAAACTCCCATTCTCATAGAATCCTTGCTTGCAAAATTAATAATAAATGAACAAAGCTTCTTATTCGACTTTTCCCTAACTTCATCGTAGGTTGTTGCGTTAGAATTAGAGAAATCAACCTTCAAAACCTCGCCATTTCTACCTTCGAAACACTTATTAGCGTCTTCTTGGCTCATGCCAATAGCGACACATAGCATTCTTGGATAGATAACAGGGTCGTATTCGTAATATCCTTTCATATTCTCAACTATTTCTGTTTTGATACAATCTCGATAGCAGACAATAATGTCTTCTCGCTGATACCTTTTCCACTACCAACACCATCTTTCTCTATTCTTTCAAGAGATTTCTCAATAGAGCAAAAATCATCCTGAGAATTACTTATAAAGCCATCAAGTTCTTCACTTACACTACTGATACAATCGTTGTTTTTTTTAACAATAGCTTCAAGACGGCCGAAACACTTGTCGATATAATCCTTCAACCTTTCTTCATGCTCTATGATAGTTGCAGAGTTTGAGATTTTCCCATGCACCCAGTAATTATTTACGCATGCGTAATAATCACCTTTTTCATCGCTGTGTTTTTTGCCAGATACGACTCTTAACTCAACGAAATTTTCTCCATCCATTACCGCATACACTCCTTCTCCAAATGGATATAGTTCGGCTTTTTCTGCATCCTCCCTACTTTCTCTTTCTTTGTATGCGACCTTTCCTAAAACGCTAACTCTAATTTCCATATCTCAACTATTTATTATGTAATCTACCAATATGCCACTTTGAGCAAACCTTACATAAGTAAGGATGCCAGCCGAGTGCCTTCAACCTCGGAATCTGATTCAGAAACTCCCAAGCATCATCCTCAGTCTCGTATGCAACCTTCGCCTTCCATGAATGAACCTTTCTTGTCCAATGCTCTGGGTCCGGCTTGAACGGCGGCACTTTATTAGGATTGTGATGTCTTCTCATAGGCACTTGAATGAAACACTGTTCAACGTTCTGTTCACCGCAATCTCCCTCTCGTTACACATGGTCCTCATGCACTCCAGGGCATCATCGCGGACAGCAATCATAATCTCCTGCATCGAAGCGGTGGCCGGAACAATATTCCCATCAGCCTTCTTCTTCGTGATACGGGATATAATCTCCTTGATATATTCCTTGTCTATCATAGAAATCTGTTTTATAACCGTTAATCATCAGGCTGAATGAAGCTCTCAGGCTGCTTGATGTCCTCCTCACCACGCAATTTATTCTTCACGTCATTAATGAGAACTTCCTGCTTCAGGTCAACCATCTGCGCACCGTACACCAGATACGTCATTCCGCCCTGTGACCTCTTCTTGAAGAAGCCGTACTTGTCGCTCATATCACGCCCGAACTTCTGAATCGTAGGGATATCCTTCTCCTCGACATCGTTGGCCTTGCAGAACTCGACGAATCTCTCGTACATCTCCTTGGCAAGCATGCACTCCGAAATCTCGCCTCTCGCCTCCTGGCTGCACCTCATATCATACGCCCTTATCCAGGCATAGATAGGATTGCTTCCTAGAAGAGAGATGAGTAACTGCCTCCTGCTGCCCTCAGCTGCCGGGAACCTGTACTTCCTGCTTCTCAGCTCCATCGCGCCACGGAATATCCAGTTGAACACTCCGCTCAGCTCTTCACGGATGATCTTGCTCGCAAGCTCCGGGTCCTGCCTCTCCTTAGGAATGGTAACATCGAAGCTCACGTACTGCAAGCGTCTGATGAATCCGAGCGACGCATCGTCCGGGAACGGAAGCTCATTGAGGTTGAAGATGAGGTAGGGGATTGAGTTCCCCTCAAGGATATCCCTTCCAAGCTTCCTCATAGGGACGGGCTCACCGCTCACGAGTCTCTTAAACATACCGGTGTTCTTCCTTCCGAACTTCTTCGGGTCAGAATCGGAAGACCAGTTGAAGATGGCGTTCCTGATAGGATACCTTCCCCTCATTCCCTCGTCGCCGTCAGCAGTGAGGTCGGCGTAGTCCATCTTGCTTATCCTGTCCTTGCCGAATATGTTGCAGGCAACGTCGAAGATGACACTCTTTCCGTTGGCTCCCGTACCTATAAGGAGAAGACAGAGCTCAATCTTCGATGATTCCTTCCCCTCGTACGGATTGTATGCAGTACCTCTCTGTATGAGACCGAGACCGAGGAACATCTGGAGGATCATCCTCGACGTCCTGTCTGGGAGGACCTCCTTGATGAAGTTCATCCACCTGTCGCACTTCGCCTTCGGATTGTAGTCGTATGGGTGGTAGTATGTGACATGGTACTCGGGAGAGAACGGCATCACGTTCGGATACTTCAGACCGCTGCCGAAGTCAACAACTCCGTTTGCGAATGCAACGATGTCGAAGGTAGGTCTCAGTATGTTGTAGCACTCTATCACCTCCATGAATGACTTGTTCATCACCGTACTGATGCCGAGCATCGGAGCCATGGCCAGGTCGAGGAGCAGAAGCTGGTAAGCCTGTTCCAAAACTATCTTCGGAACAGCTTCGTATATCTTGCCGTTGAACATGTAGTAAGCACCGTTGTAGTACTTCACCGGAGCCTTCTTCGCCAGACGTCTCATTGACCTGATGAAAGTAGACTTCAGCTTGTTGTACTTATCAGAGTTTGCCTTACCCCAGTCCTGGCAACGGAGCGCTTCGAAGCCGTACTCGTCATGCCTCAAAAGGTCTAGCAACTGAGCGTGCAATGTGTCTATAGCAATACCATTTTCCATTTATGTACAATAATAATATTAATTTTCCGTTATTGTGTAGGATAAACCCCGATAAATAGGGGCTTTCTGAAGGATAACACGTGTCAGGTCGTCCTTATAACATGTCGTCTATAAAATATCGACAATACAAAGATACAGATAATATCCTGAATATCCGGTAAAACCCTAGTAAATAAAGGGTATAAATATACATTTTAGGTATACATTAAATGAAGGATAGGTATACATTTATGGTTTGGTCTGCAAAGTAAGAGTTTATGCTATCAAATGTTAATAAATAACGGATGAATGAATATGCATAATTATCCTTTATGGTAGGAGGTAATTAAACTTTACAAAAAGGCTGAAAAATCGGAAGAAAAAATTTTTAGATGAGGTGACTACCGCGCTGGTTTATAGCTGCAAAGGGGGTGTGGGGGTGTTTCTTCTGAAATTATTACATTTTGTGTCGGTTTATATAGTGTAAACGGGCGTGAAACAATATTTTTGTAATTATTTTAAATTGTCGGTTTATATTTATAAAAAATTTATGTAACCCCTTAATAACCAACACTTTATAATTTTGTTTATATTCATTTTCTTGCATACTTATTCATTATCAATAAAGCGTGGAACACAAAAACTTATTATAATACACTTGACCGAAAAAATGTTACATAATAACGTACTGGTTAAATGTTAAAATATTAACATTTAGTGTTTATATAGTTAGATATATAGAAGTAAAACGTAATATATTAAGACTTTGCCACAAAGTGTTAAAACCCATAACAACCTATATATCAATACGTTACAACGTCTTTAAAGGTCGATTTTTAACATAAAAAATTTGCTTTTATCAATAAATTTTCGTACCTTTGTAGTACAAAAAGAAAGAGATAGGACACTATCTTATAAGTAACATTTAAACAATTTAGGTATATGAAAGAATTATCTGTAAAAGGTGCTCAAGGTTACGAGCACGCAAGTGCTAAGGTTGCTAGTTATGTAACCGAGTGCAAAGGTAGCGCAGTATTAGCGCAGAGTTTAGAAGTGCTCAATAGTTACCGCAAAAAGTTATTGAGTGAGTGCGCCGATAGTGAAGTAGTAAGCGCAAAGAAAGAGTTAGAAGTAGCTAGGGAACGCTATAACAAACTAGCTACAAAGTATGTGCTTTCAGATGAAAGCTACTGCAATTTGCAAACCGAGTGCGTACGTAGCGCAGTTAGCGAGTTTTCACGCAAACATAAACTGCCTAATTTCTTTGCGTGGTTTGATAGCAACGGCAAAGACAAACAAACTACTATAATAGATAGTTTGCAGCGTCTTGGTTCTAAATTGTGTTCTTTGCATCAATCATTTGCAAGTGGTGCAAAGGTAGCAAGGAAGAAGAGTGAAAGCATAACAGACCTACAAAAACAGATAGCAGAATTGCAGGCAAAGTTAGCAGCAGCGCAAAAGTAACACAAACAAGGTAGCTAGAGAAATCTAGCTATCTAGTTTTTCCTACTGGCTATCTAGTGGTAGCCAGTGGGATATTTCCACCGTGCGAATTACGTGCGGTGCGGGTCGTCGTACCCTTATTTTTCCTATCACGTTTAGGCGTACATTTGCAGGTCGGTGCTGCATAAGGGAACAAAACAGAGATTTTGGTGTTATTCCAGAGAGAGAGAATTTATTCTCCCTCAGGGGATTTATTATCAAAATTTCAGAGAGCTATCCGGCAAACGAATCTGTAGTGATACAGAAAGGCGGGCGAGAAATCCCGTCGAGGGTAGCGAGAGAGCACAGAGCCACCACGATACCGAATGAGATGAGGCACGTGGAAAGAGTAAGAGCCGTAGCTGTGCAGTTGTCTAGCGAGATAACGGACGGATAAATCATAATTCATATTCTATCCCGTTGGCTGCGGGTTTAGGGATACGAGATATCCTGAAAAGCTGCGTGTTGGATGGCACGTGGAGTGGTTGCCGTTGCAGGGATTTTCCTGCACATCATATTCGCTCATAGTTTTTAAAGTGTGGGCTAGCGAATATAAAACGCACTTTCTGAAATCGGTTGCTTGTCATCCGTGCGAGATTTATCTCCTCAGAAATAAACAAGCTGCTGGCAGAAGCATAAAATCTGTAGGGTGTGAGCCACGTAGTTAAGACGATAAAGATAAAACGTGGTGCAAAGATGCACATCCTGGCTAACGGGGCGGGGAGAAATCTCCGCTCTACAATTACAAACCATTTATATTAGAATTATGAAACAGAGAATCAAGGAATTTTGCGATAAGTACATGTGGTTTATCTTGCCTGCTTGCAGCGTTCTAGCTATAATGCTGGGTGTTGTTTTGGAGAAGCATTTTCCACTGAGTGAAATTCTGTAGCCTAATCTCCCTACGCTTGTAGGGAACGAATAACCAAAAATATTAGAATTATGAGTACGCTGAGAATTAAATGCCTCGATATGTGCGAGGTTGAGAGTATCATTGCAGATGCTCAGGAGATTTTGAGTCACGTAGAATTCGGGTCGCTAAAGAATGGTGTGCTTACATTATTCTGCGTGGCGTGAGCCTAAAAATCCGTAGCCAGTACGATAATTGTCGTGCGTGGCTACGGAACAATTACCAATATTTTAGAATTATGAAAGCAAGACAGATCATTTATTCAAGTACGATAATTGTGCTTGGATTTATTCAGAGTGCGCCGGCATTCATTTGCTTGGCAAGTACGATAATTCTCCTGAATGTGCTTGGAATTCTTTACGGAATTCTGCTTGTGTATATTTGGAGCAGTACGAAAAAGGGTAAGTGGTATTTCCGTGAGCTGTGGAGATCCACACTCCGCTTGGAGAATTTCATCCTTCCTGGAGTTTAAGAGATTTGGAAAGTACGATAATTGTGCTTGGAAACATTTAGCTAAATTCTGCTTGGAGAAATCCAGGCAGTACGATAATATAACCAATTAAATTACAGAATTATGAAGAAGAATATTTTCGTGGCATTGTTTGCCGTAGTGTGTGTTGCATTGTTTGTAGTATCAATTACTCTGTATAATTGTCACAGGGCGAACGTGATGCTGAGAAAGACTGTTATCAGCCAGGCTAACGAGATTTTGAAACTAAACGGCTGTCACACAGCAGAGGGAGGTACAACGTTCGTAGGTCTCAGAAAGTAGCCAAAAAATGTGCTCAGGCATTTTCCTGGGCATACTATGTAAAACCATTAAACAAATTGAATTATGTTAGACAGAAAATCACAGAAGAATTTTGAGCGTGCGCTTATGCATGAGATGGAGAAGATCAAGATTGCAGCGCGCCAGTGGCATAGCAACAATACTAAGGGCTACAGAGATTATCGTAGCAAGAAAACTATCTCCAAGAGTTTCTCTGAGATTGCGGTATTGTGCATGAGCTAAATGTGCGTGACGATTGTCACGCATACTATTCACCAATATTTAAGAATTATGATAGATGAAGAATACAAGGAGAATGTAGAGTACATACTCTCTACGATTTTGCCTAAGTTGCAGGAAATCCAAAAAAAAGTATTGAAAAATCAATCAAGACTGAGCCTTGATGTTAGCGTTAGCAATAAAAACGGCGAAGGGTATATAAGTTGTTTTGCCTGTGTCATGAATGACATGGGAGAAATAACGGATACTTGTTTTCCACGTTTCATCTGCGTATGCAGCAAAGAGGAGATGGACGAGCGGCTCAACGAGCTTAAAGAGTTCATCAAGAAGCACCTAACCTGAAATTGAGGGAGTTATTTCTCCCTCTCCTATAAACCAAAAATGTAGAATTATGAGCAAGTGGATTCAGTTTTATCATAAGATTAACAAGTTTGACCTTGTGAACATGAGATTTACGGATGATTTCAGTATCGTGGAAATGGTGGGCATGGATTCTGTCATGCCTATCGACGGCAGATTGAGTCTGTCATCCATACGTGATGTAGTACAAAAGAAAATCGAGAGCATGAAGAAAATCGAGAGTTTCGACCCTTGTGCGTTCTCCATCCTCACCGGTCCTACTATTCTGTGTGCTTCAGAAAGTCCGGTGTACAATCTCTAGCCAGAACTGGGCAGTACGATAATGCGCTGCCTGCTATTAACCAAAACAGAATATATTATGACAGCAGAAGAAAAGACTCAGCTAGAGAAGCTTGTAGAAAAGTATTTGAAAGAAGATGCGTACAAGCCACGAGGATGGGGAGAGAGAGCCGCAAGGAAGTTTCTCAGCGCATTAAATGGCGAGTGGCTTCTTACGTACAGCTTTAGACCAGATCCGGCGTAGTTATTTGCTACGCCTCCAATTATTAACCAAATCAAAATTAGAATTATGACAGACGGAGACAGAAAGTTCCTTGCCAGGCTCGTAGCGAGTCACAAGGCAGTTATCAGCGAGGAGTGCAGACGCAAGAATCTCGACAAGAGCGAGTATTTCAGACGCGTAGCGCGTGCAGACAAGAAGGCTCGGGAGATTGAGCAAGCGTGCATGAGTCCTCGCAAATTCTAGCCAAACATTCTGTGCAGTCTATCTGCACAGAAACCATGTTAAACCATAAAAATGTAGAATTATGAAGAAAATTGTTAATACATTTACGAAGATTTTCGTACGAGACGGAAAGCGTCACAGAATTGTCGCTGTCGCTTCTTTAGGTGATGAGTGCAGAAATAACATCTGCACTTTCTCTATTACAGGTCAGATAGATATTTTCTGTTTCGGTTCATGGCACTGCAAAACCTGCGGTTGCATTACAGACGAGATATGCAAATTCTTTCCGGAATTGAAGCCATTTGTAAATCTTCACATGTGCAACTACAAGGGACAGCCATTCTATACTGTTGATAATGGCATTTACTATGTATCCCAAAGTAAGGAGATTGCTATGCGTAATCTCAGAATTACCGAGGATGAGTACGAGGCCCTGCTCCCTGCTGCCGAGCTGAACGACAAGGACTATTTTGTCTATAAGCTGTTCAAACTTGGCATCGTTAAGAGATGGAAGTCTGAAGCAGACAAGTTCATTGAGTTTCTTCTTCGCCAAGGAGGTGAATGGGAGAATCCATACACTATCAGCGACGAAAGACCGACAATTAAGCTGACCGGAGGCATAAGAGCTCTTGTAGAATCCAGACTCAAGAAAGGATACTACACGAAGGAAAATATTGATAAGATATTGCAGCAAAGAAGAGCTGACGAAATCAGCAAGAAACGTCAGTCTGTAATTGAAGAGTTCTACAAGAAGACCGAAAAAGCTCGCAATGAGCGTGACGTGATGCTTTACATTCTTGACCACGGTCTTTCTATCGGTAACGTGATTTATTACGATTACAACAACACCGTGAAGTTCAACTGGCTCGATTACAAGGAGCAGATTACGAAAGAACAGTTCGAGAATTTTATTGGGAACTTAGATCCCAGCAAGTTGCCTGAGGGTATTAAATTCTCAATCGACATCAAGAAGTAGCCAACCAATCCTCACTACAACGGGTGGGGATTTCTATTAACCAAATATTAGAATTATGATAACGGATTACTACACAGCCGTACACTGGCTAAAAAGTGCGTTCATCCTCTGTAACGAGATTGTAGAGAATGACGAATCAGTGATTGAAAACATCGAGTATCCAGAGATGACAGAAGAAGAAAGGAACAGAATCGAGATATTCCAGTGGTTCCTCACTAACATGAGCGAAGAGGATAAGGAATGGATGCAGAAGAATTTCCCTGATCTTATCTTCTCTTACTCAGACAAGCTTGACTTGTGGATTCTTTGCGTAGATCATTTTGGAACGATGTGGAAGGGAGTCCCAACGACTACCAACTGCGAGAATGCGGCAAAGGCTAGCCAGCTGCCGTAGCCAAACCAATCCTCACTCCCATGGGTGGGGATTTCTATTAACCAAAGATTACAGAATTATGAGTGATTTAGAGAAAATCCTGAATGACGATTTACTGAAGTGTAAAATCGTTGAGTCAGTAGAGAATCCCGTTAGGCGTGTGGACCTTATCAAGTGGACGCACGACAATACATACTCTATTGCTGAGGTACGCAAGGATACCGGTAAGCTAGAGGTCACAGACTTGAAAGCTGCCAGTGGTCTTGATGCATACAAGCATTTCTACAGAAATTATGGCGACATTGCCATATGTGGCTAAAACTCCCCACACCATTGTGGGGAACCATTATGAACCATTAAAACAGATGAATTATGGAAAAGAATATTGTAGAAGTTGTTATGAATAACAAGGGTGAAGTTGTCGAGAAAGTAGCCGATTATATCGGTGTGGCAAGTTTTGCCGCGGTTATCGAGAGCCTCTATCGTGAGTGTCTTGAAAATTTCGATGACGCAGAGGATCTGGAAGAATACATTGCAGATGTATTCGAAAAGAATATCCAGTCTCTTGCGTGGGAGTTTACCCACAAGGTAAACAGAGAGATGAAGAAATATCTCCATCTTAACGACCAGCGCATGGATGGTAATTTTGCCAATCTGTACAACGATTATCCTAGACACGTTACAGGTACGTTCTGGGCGACGGACTACGATGGCGACGATTACTACGATTTGTATCCTCAGATGGTAGCCAGACTCGATTCCGCAGAGGACAGCGAGCAGGCGAACGAGGATAGAGCGTACCTAGAGGAATGGTATTTCAAGGCGTTCGGCACGTACAACATCAAGTACAATTTCTCGAATGAGCTTGAAGAGGTTCACTCCATGATGGAGGAAGATTATGAGGAAGCCTAACAATATCCCCTAGCATGGGGATATTCAATGTTAAACCATTTAAATGATATTAGATATGAGTTACGAATTTGCAAAGAAAGAAATCGGCGATTACAGAATCACCATTTATCAGGATGAGAATGCCGAATGCCCTTGCTCTGCATGGGATTTGGCAGGCGTATATCTTTGGGAGTATACCAGTTGCGGTAGTGGAAGATTAAGTAACGGCTGTAACTGGGATGAAATATACGACAGAAAATACGACACTAATAACCACAGTTTGCAGGATGCTCTTCGTGAGCTTGTATACATGTACGTTCCGCAGAATCGTCTTGTAAAATATCTGAAGAGCAACAAGCATCGCTCTGCCAAATTATCGTATGATAGAAGCTCTCATGTTTGGGAACTTGATTATTACGACAGCAGAGAGGCATACAAGACTTCGGTAGAGTTTACTCCTGACGAAATCAAGAACTATGAAATGAGAGCAGAGATGATCGAGCCTATGAACAACGAGGACTTGATATGGCTGCTTGATGACATAGCTTACGAAATCGTGATATACGAGTGGTCTTCTACGGGATACTGCCAGGGAGACTACGTAGAAGGCATTGCCTATTGCGACAAGGAGCGCTTCAAAAAGATGGTTGATACAAATACCAAGAACTGGAAGAATCGCGCTATCGAGCTGTTTGAGAGCGAAGTCAAGGATATTGGTATGTGGATGTGGGGTGATGTAAAAAGTTACGTCCTAGAAAAGAAACGCCCGTATACAAAATTGTACGAGGACGGTAAATCTTCTGATTCCTACGAGTGGAAGCAGATTGAATCCTGTTGCGGAGAGTACTTCGAAGATGCTGATGACCTCATCGAAGAGGTTATCAAGGAACACGGCTTACAGCCGAAAGATGCAGCCTAACAAGGGGAGCTTGCATGCTCCTCTTCCATTAACCAATTAAATAGAATTATGGGAAAGATTACAATTTCGCAGAAGGGAAGTAGAACTATCTACAGAGTGAACAGAAGAATCGTGTGCTATCGTGACGGGCACAAGTATTGTGTGGGCAAGCCATCATCTGGCAGCACCCATATCGAGCTTGATGCCTTGTCCGAGAATATTGCACACGAGAGATGCATTGAGATTTGTGAGCGTAGAATCAATGCGGAGATGAAGTATCAGAATCCTGTCGCATACAACGCCCACAGAGTATTGAACGCATTAGCCTAAAAACGGAGGGAGCAATCCCTCTGACATTATTAACCAATAAATTATTAAGAATTATGGATAAAAAAGAAATGTGGAAAGTACTTGGACGTGACGATTACGCACACAAGTCTCAAGAACTGAAAAAAAAGTGCGAGGAACTGGCGAAAGCTATATGCGATAAGCTCATTGAGCTTGACATGACAGAAATCTTCATCCCTCGCTGTGGTATTACCTTCAGAGTTATTACCGTGCAAATAAGTTGTGTTAAACGCATTCTTCTTGCGCTAGAGAGTGGCACCATTTACTATTTGTTGCAAGAGTTTGATATATGCAACATACATGCTGGTGACCTTAATGTGAAGGTTGGCCGCGTAGTAGATGCACTTAGTTTTGTTACTCACTTGGACGAGATATTACAAGAAATATCGAAGATTGAGGACAAAGAAGTCGCAGACATCGAAGCTGCTCTCAAGAGACTCTAACATCTATCATCCGTGAGCGACAGGCGCACATCGGGTTCGAGACCCGACACGGAACAATATTAACCAAAATTACAAGAGTTATGAAGAGATATTACGTATCAGTCACAGAGCATTTAAACAAGGTAGTCAGCGTTGATGCTGAGAGTGAGAATGAAGCCGTACAGAAAGTGCAGGATGCCTATAATAATAGCGATATTATTCTTGACGCTGACAATTTCTCAGGTGAGGTTATCGAGATCGAACCAGATCAGGAGTACTGGAGAGAATCCGAAGAGGATGACAGCGCAGCACTCCAGCATATCGACTAAGCCTAAAAAGAGAGGGTAGCTCCCTCTCACAATAACCAAAACAAGAAGAATTATGAATGAAGACAGAATCCTAGAGATGTTCTTCGAAAAAGCCAGATGGCAGTATGCTATCGAGAAAGGCTTATTCAAGGACATGAACAAAGCAGTAATGTATCAGCTGACGACACCGGAGGCTCGTCTGGCTATGTATCAGAGGATCAAGAGCGGCAATTACAAGATAATGCCGCCACACACAGCGAAGATTCCGAAAGACAACGGAGATTTCCGCACTGTCTATGTGAATGAGGCTGTGGACAGAATCCTCCTGAGCATAGCCAACGACCTCCTGTTCGAGCTGATGCCAGAGATGGTGCATTCACGCTGCACGTCATACCAGAAAGGTATCGGCTGCGGCCGTGTTGTACAAGATGTCTCTCATATAATATACTCGGCAGATGGTAGAATCATCGGATTCAAGTCCGACTTATCCAAGTACTTTGACAACGTGCCTATCCGATTCATCGACTGGGCATTTGACAGAGTAGAGGAGAAGTGCGGAAAATCTGCACTGATAGATGTCATCCGTGACTACTATCACACAGATATCTATTTCGATGAGGACAATAACCTCTGCGAGAAGTATCAGTCCCTCAAGCAGGGATGCTCTGTTGCCGCATGGCTGGCTGACGTGGTTCTATACCATATCGATGAGATGTTGTCGAGTCTGAACGGATATTACGTCCGTTACTCAGATGATATTCTCTTCGTTGGCGAGGACTACGAGAAAGCCATGGATATACTGAAGAGCGAGCTGGAGAAGATGCAGATGACGCTCAACCCGAAGAAGGTTGAGTATCTTGACGCAAATCACTGGTTCAAGTTCTTGGGATATTCCATCAAGGGTCACAATATCTCTCTGTCGTCCACACGTATCAAGACCTTCCAGAAGGAGATTGAGAAAAGGACGATAAAGAAGCGTGATACTACGATGACGAAAGCCGTCAATGCTGTAAACAGGTATCTCTACAAGGGGTACTGCGATTACTCCTGGGCTACTCAGGTTCTTCCGGTCATAAACGTGAAAGAGGACATCGACAAGCTCAACACCTTCGTCATGGACTGCATCCGTGCGGTCAAGACAGGCAAGAGAAAGATCGGTGGTCTCGGATACGTGAAGACTCAGGCTGTAGGTTGCATAGACCGAGGTCGTGGAAGGAACGTGAAAGCCAACAGGAGTAAGACAGAGAGCGAAATCAAGGGGTATCTATCGATAGGTTGTGCTCAGAATGCCTTGCGAACGAGCAGGGCAGCGTACAACACATTGGTGAATACTTTGTAGATGAGCATCCTAGCGCAGGGATTTTGCCGGAATGAAGATACAAGGTTTTAAATATCCCGGTTGCGGAGTACAGGGACCATCTAATACCTAGATGGTCCTCTGTTCGTCCTAAACCGGGCATTATCAATCTGATATAGCTATGCGCAGCATCTTCTGACCGGCAGACTCTGTAACCGAGCACACGGACGTGGGAGAAGGACGGACAGATTCAGGCAACGCCTCTATAACATCATCTGATTGATCCAGCTATCCAAGTTTACAACTTGAGACAGCTGGATCATTCATATGGCACAAGGCGTAGCTCATCAATGAAGTACAGAGATGTGCCGGTCCGCATGACTCTCGCAGGTGGCGCACACCACCACTCACTGACGGATGGCAATAGTTTATGAAACAGGTCTCTTAACCAGACTCTGGATCCTGGTAACACCCGGATCCTGAGTCTGGCGAATCCTGTGTCAAATCAGAAACATAAAGTATTGTGCCGAGCCATCGGTCAGGGAATCACCCTAACACGAGGGTAGTCTTTAAAGGAGAGTGAATTTATGAGTGCTGTTTACATGCCGCCGGTGTGGCCGGCGGCTTACAACAGCCCTCGAATCAAGCTGTTATAGCTACGTGCCACGCTCTCAGATGAAGACAACGTTATTGCCAAACGAGGTACACGAGGAGGAATTCTTTATATCACGAGCTTTGTAACTCGCGGGGAGGCATCCTTAGAACAACGATGCTCCCCGCGATATCAGCTCCCTCAATCGCCAAGATAGAGATAGACAACAGACCTATGAGTGTACCTACAAACAACCAAAGTGAATTGCATCACGACTTATCAAGAGTATGAGGTTTAATATCCCGTAAGGTGGAATACCTGTGCCTGCCGATATCTCCGCAGGCACAGGTATCCAGTCACGGGACCGAATCAAGAACATATATCCATGCAACATAATACATGAGATAAGTCATTCGCATTGCAGCGATGTCTGGCAAGTTCTGAGAGTTCATCGAGCGTTTCATTGATTCTGAAGCCAAGGATGTGGAAGCGTACGCTTCCTGAGGTTGGCTTCATAACAATGCCACGCCCTTAATCAAAAACTTAAAGCAATGCAACGTATCAGGTTGAGTCAGACTAGGTTATTGCGAGCCGAATGGTGCGCAAGGAGAATAGATTGTACAATACGGTATCAATCATCCTGAAGATCCAGGTGGTTACCTGGATCTGTCAGGACTTAGATACAGTATTAATCAAGACCTTATAGTTACGCAACAGATTCTCTGAGCGCACTCCTATTAACAAATATTTAAGAATTATGAACAGCAAATTACTAAAGAAGCTTGAGGAAATCAAGAAAGAGTACGAAACGTCAGAAGTTTGCATGGGCGAGATGCTTGATTCAGTAAGTGCAGACGGATTATCTGTCGAGGATGCACACTGGTTGTATATGCGTGCAATGGAGTGGGCGAACGGAGATAAATTCTATATCCACATTGGAGAAGACGAAGACGTACTGAGTAAGGATGAACTCGAAGAAGCCAATTTGATAGTGCTAGAATAAGCACTATCCCTATTAACCAATACAATAGAATTATGACATACGACGAGATTATCAATGCAGTTGAGAATGGTGCTAAGTTCATCATCAACTTCCAGAAGAGAACATGTAGGGTGAATGGTAAGATAGTGATGTCCGAGGAAGATAAGCCGAAAGATACACCTTACCTGACACATGCAGTAGTCCTGTTCGCAATAGAACAGAGATATAAGGCATACAAGCATTCTGTGCCATCAGAGCGTTCCGAATCCCATCGCCGCTACTACTTCAAGGCTTTGCCAGAGAAAGAGCTCACAGACGAAGATATGATGTATGGTGAGCGACGGGAGGTAGCGAGATGCAAGCTAGAACTATACGTCCTTATGCAGCTGCTCAGAGGAAACCTTGCATGGGAGAACAGATGGGGCAGATGGTTCTGGAAGTCAGAGAACGACAAGGATCTGATTATCCTCAGAGACTGGGTTGAGCCAAACAAGGGTGGGGCGTAAGCCTCATCCACTAGAGTTAAATAAATTTTTAGTAACCAATTTAAAATAATTAGAATTATGAAGCAGATTGTAACAATCACTGGTGAGAACTTGAACATCGTAACAAAAAACGTAGAGGCTACAGCAGCTACCCAGAAGACCAAGGCGCAGATGCGTCTCGAAGCTCTTAAGGCAGCAGGCGTTGATACTAGTAAATATTTCCCTCTCGGTGACGACCAGCTTATCAAGATCGAAAATGGCGCAGCAGTTCCTGTAGACATGGACGATGCAACCATCGATGCGGTAGGCAAGCAGATTGTCGAGGGTGGATACGTAAGCAACTGGAAGCTCTTCCGTCGTTGGGTGATGAGTCAGATGTTCCACATGTTGCGAGACATGGATAAGAGTTATCTGTCATTCAACGAGGTGTTGCAGCACAAGGGCTACGAGTATCAGTGGCGCATGTTGGAGAACGAGCTGCATGCTCAGATGAAGATGTGTGACCACAAGGATTACGAGAACACCAAGGCGAGAAATCGCTGGTTCAACGGCTGCGTAGCACACGATATGGCTATTGACTATATTAACAAGCTTCGCAGCTATATTGACGACAAGTGCATCTACACTACCAAGATAGACAAGGATGGAAAAAAGAAGAAGACATACAAGCATACCTGCAAGGGTAATCCTTATATCCGTCTTCAAAACGAAAACATCTTCGTCGCTGACTTGGAGAGAAAGGTATACAATCCTCTCCGTGACCTTGCCAACAAGATGGGGGCTGTACCGACCTACACCTACAAGGAGCTCTACGATGCAGTTCGCGAGTTCAACAAGAACCGCAAGCATCTCGCATGGGATACCAAGCAGGCAGATGCATTCATTCATGCTTACAAAGGGTCTGGTTCCTACTACACGATGAGAAACCTCATCATGTTCCATGGAGCAAGATTCATGAAGAACGGACGAAAGATGTCAGAGGCCAATTCTCTGAAGGAGCTTGAGTCTAAAGCCAAGCTCTACGATGAAGAGGGTTGGAAGATGCTCGGTGTACTCAAGCAGCTTATCAAGGACAATAATATAAGCGTCCAGGGCAAGATTCTTGAATGGAAGAAAGCCAAGAGCGAGAACAAGGAAGAGGTTCAGTAGGACGTAAGGTTCGCCACCTAAAGAATGGTGGCTCGGCAGCAATTCACAAGAGCTTCTTCAACGAAGGATCTCCTCCAGTCACTACTGGAGGTAATCCTTCGAGCTAAAGCTCTCTAGATCGAACTTATAGAGTAAGGCGCCAGCCGGGGACCATTTTAGCCAAAAGTCGGTTACTGATTCGGTAACCGATTCGAAAAGTTTAACCAATAAAATTAAGAATTATGAAGGAAATTAATGTAGACACAAGAGAGTATATTAAGGCTCTTATTGACGGGAAGAATGTCGTCGAGGAATCACTTCTAGACGCAATCTTTGACGATTCGCAATATCTCACCAATAAGTTTTTTTCATTGGGATTTGTAGGAGGCGCACCTACAATGATAGAGTATCACGGAAACTACCTATCTATCAGGAAGCTTCGATCGTGGATTACATCAGAGTGGGGTAGAGAGATTGTCAAACGACTGACTGGCGAATCAAAAAATAATATATACTATTTCGAGACGAAGCAGTATCTCGACGAACGCCAGGCTGAGCCTTTAATCTATACATTCTTTCTGAGCACAGATTACCTTACTGTAAGATTTCACTACAATGTAAAAGTAGATGAAGATTAGCCAAACATGTCAGTCGTTAGCAGCGGCTGACTACTCATATCATAACTAAATTTTGTTTAAATGGTTCAAGCCGGTCTGTCGTGAGACACGCCGGTTTTTTGTTCCACAAGTTTAACCAATTTTAAATTAGAATTATGAGTAGAAATTACTGGACATTAGGTAAGGAAGGAATTAAGACTCGTCTGTCAAAGGCACAGGCAGCTTACGAGAACGCATTGGAGAATGTAGAGAACCTGCACGTCAAGATCAGTGATGGCAACAACAAGTTGGGAGCAATCCCATCTGTTTCGCTCATCCCGGTCATGGATTGCGGTAACTGTGCAATCTGTGCCAAGAGCTGCTACGACCTGCGTAACGACCTCATCTACAAAGAGGTCGTCAAGACTAGAGCTATTAACTCCGCAATCTATCACGTGGATCCTGAGCGATACTTCAAGGAGATTGATGACTACCTCAACTACCGCTATCCTAGAGCATTCCGATTCCACATCGGAGGCGACATCCGGGACAAATGGTATCTTGACAAAATGTGCGAGATTGCTCGCAAGCATAAGGATACCAAGTTCCTTGCGTTCACGAAGATGTTCGATGTGTGCAACGAGTATCTCGATGAGGGCAACGTAATCCCTGGGAACATGCACATTCTCTTTTCGGGGTGGCTTGGTCTCAAGATGGATAACCGCCACGGATTTCCGGAGGCGCATCCTATCTTCGAGAGCGGAACGTCTGCTCCGGAAGGAACACGTCTGTGTACCGGGAACTGCACAGAGTGTCTGAAGGAAGATAGGTTGTGCTGGTCTATCGGGAAAGGTCAGGCGGTAGGATTCCTTGCACACTAGCCAAAAGCCTCGTCGAAACGACGGGGTACTATGTTTAACCAATTAAAATTTTGTGAATTATGGCATCAGCAAGAAGAGGTACAAGAATGCTCAAAGCTTCCGACATTATGAAGAGAAAGGGCATTGTCCAGAAACAGATGGACATGGACAAGTTCAACGAGGTTGTAGAGAATTTCTTTATGACCCATGAGCCTAAGGAGACGATTCTCCTTACTCCGAAGAGATTCATCGAGATGGATAACCCGCCAAATGGAGACTTCATTGACTATCTCGATGTCAGCGTGTGGAAGAAGAGAAGCGAAGACCCAAATGACCCGTTCGACTTCATCGACTTTCAGTACATGAAGAAGAACGGGATGCTCCGTCCTATCCTTATAGTGAACGAGCCTTTCATCGGCAATGCTGCCGGGTGGCTGAGAGATTTTTGTGGATTCACTGTGAAGAACAGAACACGAAAGAAGAAGAAGGAATATATCGTGTCTCTGCCGGTGTAAAGCCAAACAATGCGTGGAACATTCTGTTTCACGCTCCTAGTATTAACCAATTAAAATAGAGATATGGAAGATTTAGAAAGATTCAAGAAGTTTGTCAGAGAGAACAATCCTATGGTTCCTGACTTGTTGCAGGAGTTTGAACCAGTCCGCAAGATCGATTCCGTAGAAGATATCAACGATTGTGACTGGATTCATCTAATGGATGAGTACGATGCGGCGAACATCACCTGGAAGGCTCAGATGATGGCGCAGGAAGTCGAAGATGCGCTCGGCAGCGATGAGTACACCTGCCACATACAGGAATACCCGAAGAGCGGCCGTATAGGTGTTATCATCGATGGAACACAAGAGTTCCTTGGCAAGAAGAGCGAATGCGAGAATTATCTTCAGGGGCTCCTTAGAGCACTGGAAATCACAAAGGAGAATCACTAAGCCGAACAAGCCTGCCTGGAACGGTGGGCATCAAGTTAAACCAAAATATTAAGATTATGAAGAGAAAAGTATTGAAAGACAAGATTGATGAGTTGCGTTCAACAGCAAAGATGGAACTTGCATGCACCATCCGTGAGATAATGAGAGAGCACAATGTGAGCAGAAAGGTGTTCGATTGGCCTGTACTTGCCGGCGACAACAGGGAGGTGAATATCGTAGAAGTAGGCGACAGCGAAACAGCTATCCCTATCATTCATAGCCGATGCACTTCTGTAGGGTTTGAGTTCCCGGAAGCAAAAGCTATCGATGACGATATACCAGTTGACCTTCTTGCAGACATCGCTACTAGTCTGAACGACGAGCTGAACGGCTATATCGGTGTCTATGCTGCAAAGTATAAGATTGCCTACAATGATGGAATTTTCATTCCTAAGGAGAATCCGTACGTATTCCGGGCAGAATCATATAAAGATGCATTGGATGAGGCGGAAGACTACATGCGTGTGTGGAATGACCATAATGGTTCTACCCTAAGACTCGTGTCAGTCGAGAAGCAGACTGCTTCGGAAGGTTAAATTAGCGTTAAAAACGGCAAAGACGATGGTTTATATTATAAACTTTTCGTATCTTTGCCACTAGTAACCAAAATTATAGAATTATGACAGAAGAAATAAGAATCAAGACAAGAGATTGGGAGAGACTTCTGAGCTACACTCAGCAGCAGAAGTACAAGACTGCCATCAAGCAGGGTTGGTTCGCCAATTATCACGGCAACTCGTGGAGGCATGACACGTTCTATGGCGCATACATCTGGAAATACCCGAAACTTATTAAGGTTGTAAGGATGTTCGAAGAGATGCTTGGACATAAGCCATTATGGGAAGACATCACCGACGACAATCTGCGCGACCTCTATGAGAAGATTCAGGAGAACTACGCTCCTAACTCGGCAAGAACCGTATGTGCAACCATCAAGGCCGTGATACGTGAGAACGATGCTACCAGGGAAATTCCTAGTCCTACGTTCGGCAGAATACTTAGAGCGAAGGCTGTACCGGTTCAGTCTGTATATCTCTCTGATGAGGAGATAAACAGGATCATCAAGTACAACCCTCACGGGAAAACAAAAAGATATGTTCAGAGAATGTTTATCATGGAATGTCTCTGTGGCGCACGTTACAGCGACTGCCAGAGGATGACGGAAGAGAACATAGATGATACCGGACACTTCCTCGTGTATGTTACTCAAAAGACAAAGACCGAGGTAAGGGTTCCACTTCACAAGAAGCTCCGTAAGTTCCTCGTATGCGGCACTGGTGACGAGCCTCTTCCGGGTGAGATAGGTGAAAGGACGTTCAATAGAGCACTCCGCGATATCTGTCGTGACTGCGGAATAGATACGAATACAAAGGTGTTCAAAGCTGGAAAGGAAGAGACAGGAAAGAAGTATCGGTTCGTATCATCCCATACGGGCAGACGCTCGTTCGCAACGAATCTCTCAAAGAAGGGAGTACCTCTTGAGCAGATTGCCGTCATGATGGGACATACCAGTAACGGTATGCCTAATATACAGATGACACAGCGCTACATTGTCGGTAAGACCGAGATTGACAGCAATACACTGAGATTGTTCGGCGTCTATGAAGAAGACCTCGATAACGGTCTAGATGAGGATTAAGCTAAAACTGGAGGTGGCCAGCTGCCATCTCCTGCCATTGTTTAACCAATTAAAATAATGATTATGGTAGAAGATTATACAGTAGAAGAGTTGAATAAACTCATCAATGAGTGTCGGAAGAAGTACGAAAAGCTAGAAAAGGAGACCGTCATGAAGGCTCTGACTGGCGAGATTGGTACGAACTCCGCAATGGTGGAAGAGTTGGAGATACTCAACATCCACTATCACGATGAAATGGATGAGTACGATATAACTGCACCTGACCTGAATCCAGATCTTATCGATAATTTCAAGAGGGCAGAGCGTGATGGCAAGAACGTCATCTTCGAGGCACAGGAATATCTTAAGATCCTGGGAATGTGCGAAGAAATGTTCAACCAGAAGCTATGGGTCAACGAAGATGGCCACATATGCGATGAAGAAGGTAATAGACTTTCCGATGACAGAGAGCATCGTGTGTTCGAAGTTATCAAGGGCGGAAAATAAGATATTTCTGGTTTTCCATGACTAGATTTGTTTAAATGGTTATCCTCTCTTGCCCGTGAGGGTAGGAGGGGATTTTTAAAATGGCTCCGATTAGCCAAAACTGGGAACTTCGGCTCCTATAGTAATAATCCATGTAAAGTGAACATCAAACCGATTAAGTATTTGGTGGAAGTTAATGTAGATACGAAAGAATAATTATCTCTTATGCGAGGTGGTGAAGTTCTTCGCTGCTGATGGCAAGTATCTCGGCTCTTCGGTTGCAGTCAACGGTGCTGCCTCTTATGCCGTTTCCGAGTCTTTGGTTATCGCCAAAGTGGGTAAGGATTCTATCAAGATTGCAATGAAATAAGGATTGTGCAGAGCGATGCACCTACCGTAAAATCATAAAAAGTAAGGGGAAGAAGGCGAGTAACGTAAATTGCTCACTTTTTTCCTTTTTTTTGTAAATAATTCTGAGAAATAAAGTGCTTTGAAACTTTTTTTTAGGAGCTATTGCTCCTAATTGTTTTGCCTGACATAAAAATATAAATTACCTTCGTAGAAATTTTTAAAAATAAAATCAACATGAAGGTAAATACGGATACTGGAATAATATCTGCACAGGGGTACATGGAAGAGGAGCTCAGTAACGAACTAAGGCCCCTCGTAAAATCTATGTTGCAGAAAGATATAGTAACCCGCAAGCAACTTAAAAAGGAATTTCATATCGATTATAAAACCGTCAGAAAACTTGTTATTGACGGAGTAAAGATTTCTATGGGTTCCATATTGAAGTTCAATTATGCTATTGCTTATTATCTGAATGAAGAGCTGAATAAACAGAAGAGCAAGGCAAATAAGGAAAAAGTTGATGAGGTTTCTGTAAGTGAGGTTGAAAAACTTGATAAAGGGTATAGAAAACTTTATGGTATACAAGCTACTATAGTTGATGAACTAATCGCCAAAGGAGTAGATTTGAGAACGCTGAAGCTTTGA